TTGCATTAATCTCTTTAATTAATTCTAGATCTTGTTTCTTTGTTGACATAGCCGGTTATCTCATAAAATAAATAATGCGCCTACCTCATAGGCCAATCAATGCCCGTAAACCTTTTGAATTTCTTAACGGCTCGATCTAGTTCGGATTTACTGCGATAAGTCCGAGGATTATCTAACCCCAGGCTTGCCGCATGACTCAGGTATTTTTTTTCTTTTCCAAGTGTGGTGGCAAAATTACGCACATCACTTGGAGTGCCCTTGACGCTCACTGGTAAGCCGGTTCCCCCAAACATTCGCTTGAGGAGATTCTTAATGCCATATCCAAACCATGCTGACCAATCTTCATTAAGTTCGTCCTTCTTGGTGAAATCTATAACAATTTCAGATAATTCATCCTCATTTATTTGTCTCATGTTGGTGCCCCTTCCCTCTAGTATAATAGTAAATAGTTACAAAAATAAATAAAAAACCCCCACATAACACGTATGCGGAGGCTTTATCAATCTCTTATCTTCGCGAGCCGGATTTCGCTTGACGTTCTGCTTTTTCGTATTGCTTTTTTTCGTCCTCAAATTGTTTTTGAAGTCGCTTTATAAACCAGAGTCTAAGTCCGATAGGCAAACTATATGCTTCAATGAATGACCAACCTCCATGATATTTCAAAATGAAGAATTGCTCATAAACATTTTCCATATACTTATTCGTTAGGCCAAAAAAAGCTGACTGAAAAGGGCATGTCAAGAGATGTTTCAGCGCCACAAGATTCACAACCATAGACGTGTTTCATGTCTACATTTGGAACCACACGATTATATGCAGCTCTCAAAAATTTGGAATCTATTGCGGGCATCTGATCAATAAATCTCTCAACCACCTTCCTTTCTGTTTCCCCATTCAAAGAAACAATGAGCGTTTTGACTAACTCAGTCAATGTGTTTTCTGGAAGGTTGTGTTTCTTTCTCTTAGACGAAGCAGCTTCCAGCCTTTTCTCGTCCTTCCCCGTGACCAACCGGCAGCGAGCCACTACCTTTGTCTTTGGTAGTGTAATCTCAAATGTACCATCCGAAGATATTTCAATATCTCCATACGGCGTTGCTGTTCCTTTTTCTAGAATAGCTTCAAGATCAAATTCATACTCACTTGTAGCCGCACAAGACGGGCAAGTTACATTAGTTTTATATTCGGGACCATAACCGCTGATTCGAGCAGCAATAATAATAGCATTCTTATCTCCAACAAATAAGTCCTCAACTTTAATATTTTTGTCTACCAAAATGTTTGCTAACATTCGGTCCACAGCAATACCTTTCTTAAGTAAGGTTTTGGATGTTAGGATATCCTCATCCTTTGCGGTCATGTAACGAATTTCCACAGTATCCTTATTGTGAAGGGGGTGCCCTTCAGGATAAAATTTGCCCTGCGTAGGCAAATCCACNAATTCTGTGGGAGTTACAAATTGTAAAGGAGAAGTGTTATTACTCTCTGCTAGGATCGGGGGTGTTTGTCCTTCATCTTTAATACCGAGTCGTTCCTCGTTATTTCGCGACATACATACCTCTCATGTTTTTTATTATAACACAAACTATTCTAAAACTAGAAGAAAGTGTTGTTTCGTTTGTTCCGCCAGAACTACGTAAAGTAGCATTATCATATTTGAGGGTCACTTCAACATTCAGCATATCTTCTGAACTATAATCAAGATCACCAAACTTTACGTCTTTAAACCAGGCGTTGTTCAACGTCCAGATTTCCCTCTCTACACCTTCCGAGTCAAGCTGCACAATTTTCAACCTGCCCCATCGCGGCGGTGGCATTCCGTTTAGAAATGGTGCGTAACGCTTCAGGACCAGTATCGGGATTTGCAGGAAGTGAATATCCCATTTCCTTAAATAATTCTACCATAGCTACAGTGCCGTCAGCCATACCTAATGTATCCACAATGGTGAACGAGACCTCGCTCCACTGAACTTTTCCAGGGAAGTAAAAAGAGTGATTCAAATATTGATGCTCGCTCTCCGTCACAGTGAAAGAAGGCTTTGACACCTGTTTCACAAGAAACTGTTTTACGCCGAAGCTATTAGTTCCCGCTATCCTCAGTACGAATTTAAAAGCCCTCTTTGGTTCTAGGGCTGGATTTTGCCAGAAATCGGTTCCGCCGCCTTTAGTTGCCATTTATCTTAATCTCCTTGTTACTTCTGTAATTAGTATCATTATTTAGTTTTAGTCCTCAAATGAGGCTCCTGCATTTGTAATCACAAAATCAATCGCGATAAACTCAATAGACCGTGCGGGTTTCAAGAAGATCTTAGCATACATGATATTTCTATCAATCAAATCAGGGGTTGTTGTCGTGGTGTCAAGAACCACCTTATAATCTTCTAAGCCTAATCTTTGCTTGATGCTTTCCAAAAATGGATTAGCTTGACCTGTGAACCGTGCCCATGTCTGCGAAACGTTTTGGTCAAAGAGTAATCGAGCCGCCATCTTGGAAATCTCTTTCTTGACATGAATCATTAGTCTGCGCACGTTCACGCGATCCAATGCCGAGGGAGTTACCTGAAGTGTTTTCTGTCCGAAAACAACGATCCCTTCTGCTGGGAATGTTGCGATAGGATTAATATTCGCTTCATATAATGTATCCCTGTCGCGAGAACTAAGACGCTCCGTCACTCCCACTACTGGAATGCCTGCATCACCATCGGTTAGTCCACCTCGCGTGAAGCCCGCAGGTGCGAACCACAACTCCGAAGTGTTTTGCGCACTTGAGTAAGTTCCCACAGCGGCGATAGAGGGAGGCGCATAAAATAGTTGCGACGATTCTACATCACGCAACTGGACCCATGGATAATAAGCACTTCCATAACTGGAGTTGATTGCTCTCGCCTTGAGGTTACTAATTGTGGTGGTAATAGAGCCGCGATTTTGGGGCACCCCGACTTACAAGGGTGGGCTTCGCGCATTCGTTAGGAACGTAACCCCCTTCTAAGTCTATGACTGCCAGACTATCTGCTCTCTTTTCGCACGTAGCCAACAAATGACTCGTTAAGCCGGGACAATAATTGCCTGGGACCGACATCAAGTTAGAATCAACCAACTCAGGATCGGCTACTGTATCGATAGCCATTTTCACCGAGTTATAAGCATAATTTGTTTCTGCGTCGGCGTTGTTAATGCACACTTGTGAATTGAAAGGATTTGACTCCACAATATTTTCGCCATCAAACCCACCGAAGAACGGCAGCGTGAAGCGATCAAAGCCAGCAGTCAAAACGCTTTGCCAGGTATTGCTTCCTGTGGTGGTGATCGAGGTTCCACTCACATGACAACCAGGATCCCACTGAGCGTGGACATCGTTTGAACCAGGTAGGTACTCTAGCTCGTCCAAAGTAAATACATTCGGAACAACACGAGATCCATACATCAAGCTAGCTGTTTGGTAATCGCTGCTCGCATCTCCATACGCATCAATTCCACTAGGGAATGGTCGCACTACATCAATGTTAGATGCAGCATAAGTATTTATGGAGCCTGAACGACCCGTAGTGTATCCAAAGTAAGCGTCACCAGGACTTGCCGGTGAACCTTGCTTGCTTGTGGAACGGAATTGGATTTGCGGATATCGCACTTCAGCCTCGAAGAACGCGCCGTCCATATCGAAGGCGAATGCCCCGGCTGCTTCCGACCGAGCGATTGCAGAAGAAGCAACCGCATAGGCATCTTGAGTGACGAGATCTGCTGCCGTTGTGGTTTCATCAAATGACCAACGGTTCCAAGTCGGTGGAGCCTCAAAGCCAAATGGAACCAGGGACTCATTGATCATCGCATTGGTCACATTCTCAGCCATCTCCACATAAATATAACTTGAGTTGTTAGCATAGGTTCCATATTCTCTGTAGCGAGAATTTGTAGAATCCCACACCGTATACCTATCACCAATCTTCCGCGCAACATAGTTGGGCGAAGTTGGATTTAGATTGCAAGGAGCAAATCGCTCCACAAACTGTGGCGAGTTATCATTGTCGTCAGCTTTTCGAATCTCTACCGTAAACGTTCCATAAGGATCCGCCAAGGACGTAGGTCCAGCAACATCAGAAATAGAAATTTTAAAGTTCTGACTTTCCCAGGCACCAGCATTTAAGCTTTTTACTTTGAAAAGCCTTTGGAGTTTGTTGGTGTTTTGAGGCTCAAAAGAGCCACTTGCTCCCAAGTATTGAGAAAGAACCCACCCTGATTCTGCTGGGGTAGATGATCGCAATTGAGTGTTTTGAGTAACCACAGCCTCAGCATTAGCTAGACGCACAATAACACCACACTGATTTCCTTCCGCGAGTGTACCTGGATTCAGGTTCGCGACATCTCGATCATAAGTTTCAGCTAAGAAATAAGTTGCCTCACTTCCTGAAACACCAGAGATGCGAGCGTTCGTAGTAGTAGGATTCGTGTTGAAGACATTTCGAATGTATTTCTCTGAATTTATATCAAAGTTAAAGTTGATGGTATCTAGAGCTGTGGAGCCAGCGGGTCCATCCACAATCTGCGCTTGAAGTTCATAGCTTGTGCCTCTCGTTCTGATTGGAATACAAGTTCCACTCATCTCGCTTAGACCGAGTGATTCTCCTCTCAAAATAATAGCAGAATCTTCACACTGAAATACAGCCGCCAGGGTTCCGGTTGTTGGACCTGCGCTTGATGTCTCAAAAAGGAACAGCCCATAATTACCACCGCCAGCTGCGGTTGTTGAATCGCCACCGATGTCCCATCCTGCGGCACCTAGAGCTTGGGTCGCGCCAGCCGCAGCATTTGCTTCGCCCAATAAACGAACGAAAGTCAAAGGAGAACTATTTCGCAAATAAGCCTGAGCCGCATACACCCCATAAGAAGGAGCCATTTTGTTTCCGTTTCTCCAGACATCATCAGTATCCTTTCCGGGCCACGGCATACCAAAAGTATTTACAAAGTCTGAGAATGAATTGACTTGAATAGGTCTCATGGCTGGACCTCGTTCGGAGCGTCCGATGATGACAGGACCGCTACCTACACCCTCATTGGGAAGCTGCGAATTGTCTATCTCCGCGACCTGAACTCCGGGTGATACAAATTTAAATTTATTGATGGGCATTTATGATTTCTCCTTGTATGAATAAATACTTTTTAATCTCTAATAAATAGTAAGTAAGTCGCGCAATCGCACAGGAAATGTTATTGTCTATATTTTCCGTTGAGCCATTGGCGGTACATCACTAAAAATTACTCGCTCTCGTGGTGTCTGTAGATCTACGGCATTTTCTCGGATAGCGATCTTGGGTGTCTCCTGGTTTTTTGCCTTGATCCGATTATATATCCCANTGTCTTTACGTTGACTGCGGAAATATATTGACGGCGGTCTTCTCCTAAGTTGGAGACATTATTTTGAACTCCAAAGTCGGCATCCATAAAACACTCATAATCATAGCCATCTTTCTTCGCCATAAAATAATTGATACCACCCGGCTTTGCCGCAAAGGGTGCTAGCATCTCATTCATTTGTTGTTGATATTCGCACTGAATGGTTATCTTATACATCATTGTAAGATAGACCGGCATCGGAATGGTTAGTGTTTCATATACTACTTTTTTATTTTTTTGATCGCTCGGAAAATTTTGCTGACCTCCGGTTGGCTGGACTATTCCATCCACACCAAATCTTTTGGCGGAAGCAGCGTTGAGAAAATTTTGGGTTTTGTCGGCCTTGATGCGTCGGGCAATTGTAATGGAGCCTCCTTTTGGACTACTAATCGGATCGATGTTTCCATAGTAAACTCCCTTAAAAGTAGGGTCTTTGGCAACAGAAGTTCTCTCTATAGTGATAACCGGAAAAGAGACCAGGCCTGACTTTGTGCGTATCCTCTCAGCTCTTTGTCCAGAGCGCTCACCTAAAACCCAAATAATTGGAACCTTTTTCCACCCTTCATTAGTGGTACAGTGAATATTCATTTCATTATCGAGCCATTCAAATAAGGCATGGTCAATCGTTTCCAGGGTTGATGGCTTGAAGGGCAATTGCGGGTCGAGTTCGTAAGTATCCATAATTTTATTTTGCGTTAAACACTCCTGACCTGGCTTCAATACATAAAGCTGAGATTTCTACTTTGTGTGGGATTTGACCGAACAGAGCGCGGGGCTGACCAAGGGTTACAATTTCATAAAGCAAGCCCCCATACAAAACGAAGTCCCCTTCTTGAACGTAAATGTTTTGATCTTCCGTTAGCCTTCTCTTGTGAAAATGAATCTGGATGGTGGAATCTCTGTCTTGACCATATTCTACTGATTGAGTTTTTGATCCCTCCCAATCAATCAGAGCCATAACCCGAATTGGCGGAAGAAAAGTTTTCTCTATCGCCTCATTGTAAAGCGAGTGAAAATTAGTATATTCCATGCTAATCGGATAATAGATGATAGTTTGCCCAATGACTCGCTCTATCAGCTCATCATTGACCTGCTTAACTAAGTCTCGTTCAGGTCTTCCTAAAAATAACGGTGGTGGGGGTGCATCCGGTCGTGACCATTTGTCGTCTTCATCAGCCATTCAATTACCCCACATAAACTCCCATTGGGATATGAGTCATCACAGCTTCAGCATCAGCAGCCATTTCAGCATCACCCTTAATAAGAGCCCCATAGGTTAGTTTCTCTAGCTGAGTCTTGAGATCTTCCTTTAAGGCTTGCTGTTCTTCTTTGGCTTGAGCTAGGAGATCGTTTGCATTTAGGGTCACATCATTTCCAGGGATGGGAATAGAAGCAAACTTACCCCTGATTTGACCTAGCATTTCTTTAGAAATGGCTAAAGAATATTTCCTAATCCACTGCTTACCAATACTATTGATGCTATCATAAGGGAGGTTAGCAAATGGTAAAGTATTCATATTATTGATACCATCAACCCCAACTTTAGCATCGGGATTCTCGACCCAAGTGTCCTGCGGAATGGTAAAGTTAAACCACATGCGTCGAGGGTTGCCGCCGCACTCAGGGCTGTTCGGGGGCGGATAAATCTTTAAATAATTATCTCGTAGCTCATAAGAATAATGACTAGCTCGCGTATACAAGTTGGTTTCAAAAGTCTGAGCCTGTAATTTATTTTGCCAAGCGGGAACAATTTCGAATGTAGAATCATCAGCNTACATACCATAAGAACTCAAGTTGCCGTACACTCCTCCCCCTATATTCATATAACCGAAGAATCGCCACATCGATGCTGGGGACTTATAATAGACTCTTTCAATTCTTACTTTCTTGTTTTGCACCATGTTGTTCCAGGCACTACCCGATTGTGATGCTGAAACAATGGCTTGCAGGTTATAATCTTGAACACCACCCGTCAAAGCAAAAGAAGCAGAATACATACGAACATTGTCCCCAAATCCAGCACCTTGGGCAAGACCTGAGCCTATGCGCTCTGCATAAGTGAAATCTAATTTAGGAAACTTAAGAGCCACGGAAGTTCCGCTTAGGCTCTGCGAGAGAGGTCCGGCTTTGAGTTCGCCATCCTGATCAAAAGTTCCAGTTGTTGCCCCCAAGAAATCAGACAAAACATTTTCAGCTTGGTGTGCATTGATAATCGACGAATATTCAAGTACGGCTAACTCATAGGAGGTATAAACATTTCCCGGCATTAGCTCAATATCCAATACATCACCACCTAGCATCTTATATGTAAAAGCTACTTGGTCTACCGCACCCGAAATAAAATCGGAGCTATCGAGATACACCCCATAAGGAAGGTTATCCCCAGTCACGTCACTAGCATTACCAGTAACAGGTAAGATAACCTTGCTCATCTGGCTTTTAGGGGTTAATATTGGAAGTGCCATATTTTATATCTCTCCTGTATTGTAAGTAGTATTTGAACTTTAGAAAACAAAAAGAAATGCTCCCGCCTCTCAAAAAGAAAGGGGGAGCATTTCAGATTTTAGAGTTATCCTCTAGCTAATGAAAAATTAGCCCAGAAGATCTTCTACAACAACAAGACCATACATATCAGGTCGAACCATATGCTTTCCGTAACGAGTCATTACGCCCTTTCGTGGCGTAAAATTCTCTGGATCGAAAATGGTGGGAGTTGTCTGTAGCGGCACATAAGGCGCATAGACATAGCCAGATTCTAGGAACCCGCTACCTTTGCGACCCACAAGCAAAACGTTTCGTGGGAAATATGGGTCAACATATACATCCCACTTCTTGCTAATCGTACCCGTCTTCACAGCACCAGCCGTTCCGCGATTTTCATCTGCGGTTGTACTAGCTCGGAATCCGTTAGTAAACTCAAGAATATTGGCAACTTCAGGAGAGGTAACAATAAAGTTAGCCCCACCGCGAAGTGTCTTGCGATGAATTTGTGCCGAAACATCATTGACGGTTTCAAGCAACGTCTCGTACCACTCGCTTACTGTACCAGTGAATGAACCACCAGTAGACACCGCACCCGTTTCCCGATCTACAAAGCGACCAGGGCGTCGTGACCAATAGAAAGTAGAAGCAGTCGCACCTTTGATAAGGTCTTCAAGGATTTCTTGATCAATTTCAAGAGCAATCGCTTCAGACAAAATCGAGGTAAGCTCAACTTCTGCATCCAAATTGTGATAAGCATTGATGTCCTGCTGTAGTTCTGGTGTCCATTTAGCACGAAGCTTTTTAGTCATCGCGGTAATAGAAACACTATCAACCTTGATATCGATTTCAGCAATCGCAGAACCAGAGTTATCATCAGCACAAGGGTTATCATTCCCAAGAGCTTCCAAATCCCACTCAGGAGCACCAATGATTGAGCCAACGGCACTACCAGCAGTGAAGTTATCCCGGATGACAAAGTTTGCGCCATCGACGTTACCCAACGCAGTAAGAGCGTTACCAGCCGTTGAGCCCGAAATAGTCACCAAAAGGTTGACGGGAGGGGCACCAGCAGGATCATCATAATCCGGCATAGTCAAGCGACGAATCTGAAGATTTCCACCATCAGTGTTGAACGGTGCGCCACCCTGAGTCAAGACAATAGAGATATCATCTTGCTCGTTAAATTGGGCAGTCCGCAAACCAGCAAGAGCCAAAGTTCCTACTGCACAAGTACCACTCGCACAAAGATCAGGATCAAAACGAATCAATCGATCACCTTGAGCATTACGGCCACTACCGTCATCATCGTTCCAGGTTCCATCTTGGTTTCGACTTGCAATTCCCGTCACCGAAGCGGTAACTGAACCAGTCGTTGCAGCATAACCATTGTTAAGGTTATAAAAACTGTCTTCTCCGTCTTCCGAAACACCACTGATGTTTACACCATTTACAATCTCAGCACCAACGACACCACCACCATAGATAGAGTCACAAGCTTCATAGCCAAGTTTGGTATTTGCCGTCGTAAAGTCGAGGAAGAAAATAAGACCACTCGGCAAGCTCATAGGCTGAATCGAGACAAGCTCATTTGCTACCAGTCCGCCGAACACTCGACGAACGATTGGAAATGCTACAGCCGCAAAGCCTTCAACATCCCCACCAGCCATTGTGGAAGCTTCACGAAGAAGTTCCTTTGCCTGGTTTTCCAGAAGACATGCCATGCTATTTCTGCTATGGTCGCCTTCAATTCCCTCTAAAAGTCCAGTGTTCTCCCATTTTGATAAGAGAGCATTAGACTCACGCGAAAGGTCACGATTAATGACGCCTTCGGTTAATTTCTCAATAATACTCATTTGTATTTTCTCCTTAAATTATTTTATACCCGCCAGCAGTTTAAGTCTATCGACTTGATTTTGACTAGCAGGTTGTTTTTCTGTATTTGATTTCAATATAAGCGGATTATTCTTACTCACTGCTTCATTCAGGGTCTTAGGAGCTACGCTCCTCTTGGACGCTAGATTTTCATTCAGCGTATCATAAACAATCTTAGCTTCTTCTACTGAACCAACTTTTGAAATTGCTTCGACAAGTTTATTTTTTTGTCGCTCATTCAAGGAGTCGCTTTTCAGGATGCGATTCGTGTAGATTAATTTGGCGTTAGAAAAATTAACTTCTTCTAACTTCTTTGTTGCCTTTATTGCAATACTCTTAAGATTATCAAAATCTTTTTTCCGCTTATTCAATTCAAGCTTCTGAGATTTTACTTGCTCTTGCAACTTCTTTAATGCTTGGCGCAATTCTTTTTGCTCCTCTGCAAATTCTGTGTCTTGTTCTTGCGCTAAAGCAATATCAAGACCTCGTTCGTTTTGTCCCATAGTTGGGTGTGTGTGAAACATGTCCCCGGAAGGAACATTTTTCATATCGACTACTAATGCCTCAACGATTTCATCAAGTAATTCTTCGTCAAGTTCTTCTTCGTCGCTTTCTCTCATTCTGGCTTTGTAATCGTCACTAGCATCTTTTGCTAGATCGCGAATATGAGCCCAGTCATCTTTTGCGGCATCCTTGTGGCGCTCGTAATCACGATAATCGCCTTCGTCTTCGGCTTCTCTGTCGTCATGCGCGTCCCTTTCCAGATCAGTAATATGATCGCGATCATCATATTCCGCTTCACGATCATGATATCGACTTTCATCTTCTACAATTTTACCGCCGATCTTTCCTTTTTCGTATCCAGCTTTAGTAGGGTCGGTTTTATCAAACTCACCTTTTTGTGTCTCACCTTCACCAGCTTTCTTGATCGCATCATCTCGCGATGCTTTCCAATCATCTTCGTCTTCATCGCCATCACCATCAACATCGTGCTCTAGGGCTTCAGCAATAGCCGCAAATAAATTTTCGTTATTCACCTCAAATAGTTCTTCTTCGTCCGCAGCGACATCGCCATCAAGGTCCATTTCTTCTTCGCCCTCGGCTGCTTCAGCCGCAGCAACAATTTGATCTAGGTCGAGAACCACTGGTTCTTCTTCTTCTGGGCACGGACACATATTCTCACCATCCGTTGCGGCAGTGGCTAGCTGGTCCACCACCCCTCCTTGCTCCATGGGGGCTTCTTCATCATCCATCGCGAAAAGCTCGTCTTCTTCCTGCTCTAAAAGAGAACTCACAGCCTCTTTGATTTCGCCTGAATATTTTTCTAACACCTCTTGCTCTGCGTTCTTCATCGCAGCGGTGCGAAGGCTTTCTGCGTCAATGACGGCTTGTTCTAACATACTTGATGACATTTGTTTCTCCTAAAAAATAATAGTAGTCTTTCATAAATAGTTCTCTAAAACTATAAACCACCAGATTCTCTAGGAAATAGTGTGCAAGGGGTTTTGGGTTTAGCCCACACCAGCCGATCCGGACCAATTATTAGCAATTTCTAAAGTGCTGACCCCGGTGAGTCCTGCAAGAATAGTAACATCGGCACTGGTTGAAACCCAAATTTCTGTAATTTTCCAATCATAGACAGGAGAGACAGTGGGCTCAGTGGCACTGGCTGCGTCTCCGAGCACAAACGAATTGTCTGCGGCCGCAACAACCGCAAGCTCTGATAAAGCGACAACACAGGGCGAAGCGGGATCATTGTTCCTCACCTGAACCCATTGGGTGACTGTGGGGAACTCAAATTTTTGTGTTCCACCGGCTGTGCTTCCACTGATAAATGGCTTTCCAGCAACTTGATAGGCTGACGCATCTCCTAAACCTGGTTTAAAATTATATATACTCATTGTCTTATCCTCATTGATTAAATAGTAACATCAATCATTTGATTGTTTTTCTTTTCTTTTTTGACGTTCAATCTCCACAAGTCGTCGCCTATGTTTCTCGCGTTTCTTTTCTGAAGGTTTTTTATAAAATCGTCTATCTAAAAATTCTTCCATAATTTTCTCTTTCTTTATTTTGCGCGTGAATCTCTTAATGAGATTTTCTGAACTTTCGTTTCTTCGAATTCTTATTTGCATCTGCTTTTAGGTCAAATGTGACCAGCCTCCGGTCATCTTCATTAGTCCGCCGATATCTACACCAGCATCCGAAGGATCTTTATCCCGCAAAGGTCCGTGCTGTGAGTTAGTACCCCCACCACCGGGCAGCGGTTTAGTGCCCTCAAAAATCCCCTGCATTCCCGTAGCTTGTTGAAGCGAGGCTTTGACCTCGCTCAACTGCTTCTTGGCTTCTATTACTGCCTGCGAGGGTTGCGTATCTGGTGAAGCCTGTTTCCTTGTGACTTGGGGGGAGGAATTGATTTGACCCAAGCCCTGGGCGACTTCCGTAATAACACCAGACAATACACCCTCCTCAAAAATTGCTTCACGAATGCATTCTTTGATAATCGGCATAAGTGCTTTTTTTAAATCAGACTTGTTCATTGTTACCTCTTGCGATTTTGTAGTTCTTCTTTAATAATTTCTTGTAGCCTTTCTCTAGAGATTGACATAAGATTACGAGATTCTTGTAGTGGTGGTTGACCCACGGGTTCTTCAGCTTCTTCGTCAGGATCATAATAAGGTGGATTTATGTCCACATGTCCTTTTTCCAAGGCATTGATTACCGCAGCCACATTATCACTTCCATCAATTACCGGCATGTCTGAGCGATCAGGAGCATTATCTAGTAAATTACTGGCTAAAGGCTTGATTGTTTCAAGGTTGGAAAGTATTTGTTGAACCGCAGCATCCACTCCCCCTTCTTCTATTGATTTACCAGTAAACTTTTGTATTGCATTTGCTACCCAGTCAGGCCCTTTTCCAAATTCACCAGGGGTTCCGGCTTTTACATAATCTAAAAGCTGTTTACGAATTGGACCTTCCTCAAATTGATCGAAGCCCCCGGAACCGGCTTTTCCTTTCGTAATGCCGAATTGACCAGCAGTCATAGCATTGAGGATCGCCACTAACTCCTCGCCCGGAAAACCAACTTGCATTCCACCCACTGGCTGTGAAGGATCTACCATGGCTGTTGCGATCCAACGATGATGCCCGTCCATAATATAATTATCGCTACTAATAAATGCACCCAAATTTCCACCGATAGGCATTCCGCCGCCTTCTTTACCCATAATCATAGCCAGAGCCATCCCCAAGGCTTTGCCGATATTCATGCTGGACTGAGATGGCTTCAGACCACCGACTGGTGCTTCAAATTCTCTATTAACACTAACTTCGTCATCATTAGGGTCTTTATCGTATTTAGAGTGACCATGCTTTATCGCCCGTTCAGCATCGCCGACATTTACTTGAGATAGTTTCATTGGAAACCGACTTGCATCAAAGTCCTGTGGGTTTGCTTCCTCATCCAAAAGATTCTGAGCTTCCTCCTCAATCATCTGTTTGATTTTTTCTTTTGTGATTTTCATTTTATTCTCCTATAATATCATTTAGTAATCGATTGATTCGATCCGCTTTTCGAATAAGGTTGTTTTATTTTAGATTCCGTCAGGCTCATAAAGGCTCCCCTCGTCGAAGGCTCGGACACAATATCAAAAGCAAATTAGCTGCAAATCATCTTCTACAATAGTTTTCCCTTGGCTTTCGTGAACCGAACCAAGTGCGCGGGAAGAAATACCAAGCGTTACACCATCACTGACTAGCGACTCTAGAATCTTTCCAGAGGGCGTAGACAGAACCTTGATCTTCCCCATCAAGTCCTTTCCTTCCCACCACAAATCCGTCACCATGTGAGAGGCATTTCTTTAGGTTTACCACTGAATCCTCGGGATGGTCGAGTTCTCCGCAAGCTCTAGACTCTTTAACCGTCTTCATATAATTCTTTACTTCCCTCATCAAGATCGGCTTGGGATATACACGACCATTTCCATTCTGCTCATCCACTCGCTGCATAATCCCTGATAAAAAGGTTGCACCATTTTTCACTTGGATCTTTTCTTCTTCCGTAAGTAAATCTTGGCACACACCGCCCGCACATAATTCATAATATTCTCGCAACAAATACTTGCTCATATCCCTATCTCCCATCTAATCCATTTACCGAAAGTATAGCAACTAATCCCGGTAAGTTTTCTTTTATATATACACCTGAAAAAAGTGTTTCGCATCTACCGCCCACATAAGATACAGCCGCATCTAAATGTTTGCTAATTTCAGGATCCGTAGCCATCTCTGGTGTGATAATTAGTAGCATCGTTCCCGTAATTGATTTGCCCTTTGGCATTGGACATGGGGAACGCTTGATGCAATTTTGATAAATAGCCGCCCCCAATTTTGGGTCAGCCGGATTCGCTATCATAGTGGAGCCTAAAAACATTCGACCTTCCGTGGCTAAACACCGACCAAGATCTTTTGAGTCAAAGGTCTGGACATAGGATTTTTCAGATGCCAATTTTAAAATTTGATGAAATAATTTAGCAAATGTCGAATTAGCTACCGGATACATATTTAGTATCCCCACTTTCCCACGCAATAATTGAGTTTGCCTTTCGTTATCAATCAAGATATGGGGATAAGGAGCTACATCATTTGCCAAGGATAGGGCATTCTTAGATATAGTAGGATTAAGAGACTCTTGAGCTGTTGGCCAAGAAACCACATACACCACTTTTCCCTCACCCTGGACCGAACTAAGATACCTCTCAAAAACATCATGTAGTTCCACGCAAGAACTTCCAGTTCCGCCACCACCCCCAGCTAAAACAAAAATCCAATCGACCTTTCCTAGCTTAGTCCTTATAGCGTCTTCTACCACCGCACTATTTTCATTGAACACTTTCTTTCCAAAAGCTACATTTTTCGCTACACCATCGGCATCCGGAATCAATATGAGGTGTTCTGGCTCAACTCCTTCCGGTTGGTCTTTTTCTGTAGTGTTCAATAGTAGGGTCTTGTTGAATCCGAGATCCAAGAACGCTTTAGCTAATTTTCCACCTGCTCCGCCCACTCCAATAAATCCGCAATTCAAAGCAGAGATTGCTTCGTTTTCTGGGAGTTGTTCATCATGCTGCACTGTGATTTCTTCACCGTAGTGTTCGATGAAACCAAAATCATCAGCCTCAAAAGTTTCATAAGAGGTGGTCATAATCTCATCACCATCAGGTAAATCAAAATTATTTTCCTTTGCTTCCGATGCTTCTACCTTAGTGTCCACAATGTCGTTTTTATTAAGATCAGTAGCCGGTGTCTCTAGAGCCTCATCAACCCCTTCGTGTTCTTCATCATTCATAGTATTAATAATCTCCAATTTTTAAAGCGGGCGCAACCCGCACGAGCATACAGCCCGACTTACAACGACGCACTGGTCGAAGCATTCGTGACTTTGTAGTCCATATGTTTTCAAATATCATTCATCACTCCATGTTCTAAAATTTATTCCACGATCTCCAAATACCATATTACCAATATAAGAGGTCGCTGAACTAATACACCCCAAAATAAATGCCGTAGCTATAGAATAGTCATAATTAAATAGTTCGGTTTGTCCGTTTAGAGCCCACAAAAACCAACCAACATGAAAGCCCATGCACATGGGGCAGTGGAAAAAATATGATGAAGGTCTTATTCTGTCGAATATTTTAGCATAAACTAGAATCTGGGTTAAGCCATAAGAGGCTAGGACGAAATAAATCAAACTCACGAATAATATCCGGAATAATACGTCCAGGGGTTATTGGGGCTTATAGTTCCTTTGTCTGGTTCTTCCGGCACCTCACCTAAAGCTGTTGAGTCCTCTGCATTTGGTTCTGTATACCAGTCCTCAACTTCCTCATCATATCTTTCTTCGGCTTCAAACTTTGGACGTTCTTCTTCAATGAATTGATAAGTGGAAAGAAGCGCAAGTTGAGTCGAATCAACTCCTTCCTCAATCGCTTCCGGATAGCTACCTTGCAAGCTCGCGAAGACATCGCCCCCGTGGACCGAGGCTCGCTCAACAACACCCTTCTGAGAAAGATAGCGAAAATAATGATTTTGAATTTGATAAACTTCATCACTCATTTCGTTCTTGGGGAAAGTTACAATCTTCTTTCCCGTAGGATCAATAATAATATCAATATCTTTATGGTCTAGTACCATAATTTTTCCATCCACTGTTTTCCGAGCAATAAGGGAGATCTGTGGGTGCTGCACTTCGGCTTCTTCTAACTCGTCGGCGGTCGCAGCGTCCGGAGTGATGTTGATCNTAATGGAGGTCATCTGTTTTTATCTCGTGAACCAATCCCTGAATTTTAATTACACTCTGTACCATTTCCTTTTCCGGCTGCTCTGCTCGATAAGTTTCCAACAGTGCAAGAATCTTGTTTACTTTGTCACTCATTTCATCATCCGACGCCACCTCAACCAATTGTAGCGAACCTTTCAATTCCTTTTTTAGTCGGGAAACTTCTTCATTCAAATATACTTTCAGCTCCAATCCATTATCTAGAAAAGACGAAATAAACTTGGACAATAGACTCTTTTGTTCCTTCAGGAGTTCACTCGAATAGGTGTTATTGAACTTCTTAGTAAATGTTTTGTATACCAAATTATCAATTGGAACAAGCTCTCTTTGATTAACTTCAGTGAGGGGAACAATCATTTCTTTAATGATTTGATTCTCTAAGAGTACCCTGGACTTAATAGACTGTCGCGTGTCTTGATTGAAGATTTGATAAATTGTGGCTAATGATTTATAATTGGGCACAAAGTTGTCCAATGTTTCCGCTGGAAGGCTTTTTTTGATTTGGCGAACCAAGTGAGTTTGTTCTGCTAAAAGACGTGCCTCATCAAGCGACTTTCTTTGGCGCACCACTTCTGACAAAACCCGTTCAGCAGTTCGGGGATGAGCATTTTTAGTGGTAGTAATAGAGTGGTATAACTTTAGTTCTTGATGAAGGGCAGTATCATACCTGAATGCCTCTTTGATGAGTGAAGCAATCTTCGCCTTTAGTTCTTCATCTTTTCTCAAAATTGATTTAGTCAATTCCAACACCAACACCTCGTACAAAAGAGCACTATTTTTTTTCTTGTTATGCTTAAATTTTATCATTTTTAGTATCTCCTCTTTTATCTAAGTTCTCAATAATTTGCCTAATTTCTCTATTATTCTTCAGAACCTCGAATTCTCCGTGATCGTCCTCGTTATAAATAGTTTGAGCATTTTCCTTTAGACCTTTAGTTATTTGTTTAAAACTATCTAAGCCCGGAAAAACATTACGAGTAGTGTTTCTACCTAGCTCCATGCCTACTTTCCCCATCATATTTTTTCGACGACCAGCTTCTTCACGGTCGTCGTGTTTTTCAGGGATATAAGCCTTTCCCTTTGAAGCGGGGGTGGTGTGTGGTTTTGGGTTTTGAGATCGCCACTTCATATCATTTCTCTTTCCTGGTTCTGCTAGGAGCGTTTCTTCTTCTCCGCTTTCTTCTTCTCCGCCTTCGTCGTCAGGGGCTTCGTCACCGCCAAAGTCTTCGTCGCCGCCGAACGTCGCCGCCCACTATCCTCGCCGCCGCCTTCAGCATCTTCCTCGGCAGCACCCTCAAGCATAGCCTCAAATTTTTTATCATAGAACATTTCACGCTGATTACGAACAATCTCCTCGTCCGAAAGATTAAGCAAATTTTTCGCCACCCATTGTTTACTAAAGTATCCTTCAGTTGCCGCGCCAGCGATTTCAAATTTTGTTCGCCAGTGCTCTAGCTCTTGGAGTTCCGCAATTTTGGATGGACTATTGAGATTGAGGTTGAAAGAAAGAAGATCCTTGCCTTTGAAGCCCAAGGTATAAAGATGAACCACTGCTATTTTTTCCAATTCAGACTCGACACTCCGCTGGAGACGCTGAATGGTTCTAGCAAAACGCACGTCCTTTTGAGCTAAGGTTGTTTTTTCATCACCACCCTCATCAGATTGAGTCAAATAAGAAGGAGGCACCTTTAAAGCTGAAAATAACTTGTCGCGTAAATACTTTACATCATCGACATCACCCGTGTAAGTTCCTCCGGGCAGACTCTCCACTCGTGTATTAGAGGAACCACCGCGAACGGGAATAAAATAATCTTCGTCCGTGCTCATTGGGTTATATCGCAAATCAACCCGACCAGTCTTTGAATCAATTATCTGGTTTCGTTTCATTTGAGTGACGATCCTCTGCATGTGTTGTTCTATTTCTTTTTCTGGAATTCCGCCAACGTCTACATAAAATACACGTCGTTCCGGAGAGCGCACCACACGATAAGCCATCATCGCATCTTCAAGCAACTGAAGTTGTCTCCAAATGCGGCGACAGGGCTCTAAGACCGAAGTTCCATACGGCGCATACTTGTCGTTGCCCAGAATGCGGAAATGACCAATTTGCCAATTTTCAAAAGTGAGGCCGCCGCTGTTCCACTGGAATTGAACATAGTTTGGATTAGTCTTGTCCTCTCCTTCCATTCTCTCCACCTCCATCGAAGGAAGACCTATAACACTCTTGATCCCAATCTCCTCGTCAATGTCTAGGTACAAAAACATGTCCCCATACTTGCACATGGAACGGCACCATCCAAAAATATTAAACTCTATATTCAAAACATTGTAAAAAAGTTGAGATAAAATTTCTTTAATTTCTTCATTCGGGCAATTGATTTGTAAGATCTTTTGAATAGCCGACGAGACCGTCATTTCATCAGCATATATATCTAAGCCCGAAGCAATCTCGGGCATATACTCCATTTGGTCAAAATCAATATATCGTTCAGCGCGGTTTATATTTTGATAGGCTGCGGTTCGAAATCCATCAAAAGGATTGTAAGTTTCTTTTTTGAAGCTTAGACCACCAGGAGAAGTAAACTTATATTTGTTAAGCTGCCGACGCTTTAGCTGGCGCGGATTTTGTTTCCGCCGATCAACAATTGGTCCAGACAACAATCTGGTGAGTGCGCGATACAAGGGGTTTTGATCGTTATGTGAATTTCTTTTATTATCCATTTCTATCCTTTTATAATCCAGCCGAAGTCTTCATAGAGTTGTTTTGCTTCCTGTATTCTATCACTATTTTCTACAGTTTTGTAGCCCGTCATTCCAGGTATCGTAGTGTTTAGCTTGGTGTTGGAAACAATCATAGAATTCAAAAATGCTCTTTTATATTTCAAGTCTCTTGTGTTCTCTTGTAAGACGGTATCTCGAATCCAGCAGGTAATAGCAAGAGACATTACTAAGTCATCATTGTAACTTCGCTGTGCTTCGGGTCGTCCATTTCTCCATACAAAGGTTTTGAGTTCTTGATAAGTCCTCTCGGAATTTATAGTAATTAGTTCATTACGAACGAATTCTTCTAACTTGGCGACGATGAGTGGGCGCGTCTTTTGTGAAGTGGTAAAGCCTGGAATCGAATTAGAAATTTGCTCGGCTTCATATTGCTCAACATATTGATGAGTTCCTTTAGTAGAGTAATATAGATTTGGATAACCGGCATCAATGAGTTTTTCCAATACCGAGAAACCGATATTGTTGTTTTCGACAACCAGCATCGCATTTCCATATTCTTTTCCAGCATCAAATAAAATCCTCGCAAACAAATCAGTTGTAGGTTTTGCCTCGATATTCGGCAACCTGAACCATCGTGTTTATATCAAAAATGTGAAACACTGAATAATCAGCGCCGTCGCCTCGCGAAACATCGCCAACTAATAAATACTTATTATCTGGATCATATTGTTCCCAGATCCAAAAGTTTCTATCAAAACCTGTTTGGTGTTCTGGGCTACGACAAGATGCTACCATTTTATTTAAATTATCAGGGTGAATAACTGTTTCACCTGAAGCATTAAAATTGCACTCGTACTCTTGTGCTACTTTGCGACGAGATAAGTTTCGCGTAGTTTCATCAAACCACGCTTGGTCTCTTTCCGGGTGGAGGGTCCAGTGAAGTCGTGTGGGGTGGAAATCATTGTCACCAACATCAGCAGCCACATATGTGTGATGAAACCAGTTCCCTACGCCATTGGGAGAAGACAGTGCAATACATCGACCACCCGCAGCCATCGTGGGTTGCAGTGCCGTCCACAAATCATTGAACCCCTCAATATGAGCTGCCTCATCAATAACCAATAAGGATAGTGCTTCGGAACGACCCGCATCGGCTGAAGTTGATGTAGCCTTAATCTCTGAACCATTAGTTAATACAAAAGAAGATCGGTTATCGATAGCAATAGTCGTAATCTGATCAAACCATGGCGGCAAGAGTTTTATCATGCCTTTTACCTTTTTAACTAAATTGGATGCAGTGCTGAACTTAGTCGCAATAACAAGAATATTCTTATCCCTGTGAAACAACATCATCCACGATACATAGGCTGCGGTAATCGTAGAGATTCCCATCTGTCGGGACTTTAGGATTACATTATTACGATAATCATTAAACTTTTGTAATAAGTCTTTTTGGAAGTCCCAAGTCTTAAATGGAATTTGACCGCGTTGAGGGTGAGCAATCTTACAATAATTGTCTATAAAATAAACTGGATCTTTGCCACACTTAACAAGTTCTCGGACAAGTTCCTTTTTAGAAAGATACTGAGACATACATCATGATTATTTGCGAGGCTCAAGGTCGCGCTTACCACTTATATTCGTTGGCTTCTTGGTCTTGGGAAACTTGTCCTTACCAAGACCAAGCCAATTCTTGATGCTTGTGTCCAAGCGTTCTTCTACAGTGTGCCCTAGAGCTGGTTGTTCTGGGATTCCGCCGATCTTATATTCTTGCTGTGCTTGTACCCAAGATCTCACCTTGCTTGTAGTCTGAACAATCATATGAGGTTCGCTGTCTTTTGGTTTGGTGAGGGTGAGTCCATTACCTGTAATCTTTTTATATTCCTTCTTTAGAAAATTTGCGATGTCTTGAAGGCGTTGTTCGATCTCCCCTTCGTAATCTCCCTTATAAACTTCACGCAAAGTAACTTCGCCCTGATACTTGATGGTGAGCATGTTGCCGTGAAAAGTTACACCGAAACCATCCATGACCCTCTTATCGAGAATTGGATGACCCTCCTCTCTTTGAAGACCAACTTTTAGTGGTTCTCCGTTTTCATCAAGCGCACCATCAAAAGCATTTGCAGCCGCTTGTTGGATACCTTGGATAATTTCTAGGACATTTGATTTTTCAGCCATTATTTTTTATTCCTCTTTATCTTTATCTTTAAAGATTTTGTATGCGATTTCTCTTTCTTAAGTAGTTTGTGAACACATTGTTCCACCAATAAGGTAGCAGCCGCATCTATCGACTCCTTAATTTTTACACCTTCAACCCCTCTCTGTTTAAAGAGTTTTTGAAAATAGGGACGCACCTGCTTTACAATCAGATGAGTTATGGTTTTTTGATCCAAGCCAGCAGATTTAAGTTTACCACCGATAGCCTGTGATACATTGAGCATACCCTTTTGAGGCTTGACCCTTCCTCCCGTTCGAACTGCTTTCTCAGCTTGGGCTCCACCGGCTTGATACTGCTTGGATAATTCAGCATTTGCGCGACGGAGCACCTTATATTGCTTTGCACACTCTGGATCGTCTTTACATGCCTTAGCTAGTTTCGCTGCTTTTCCAGTAGCGTCCTTCTCTAAAGCCGACTTGTGCATCGGAACTCCTTGCGGAACCTTGCCCATTTTACTAGGCAAAAAGTTAATAACATCACCTTTAGCTCTTTTTTTATAAAGGCCTTTCATCGCCACTAGAGCCTGATCCGCATATGAGGGTGTATCGGTTTTCTTAACATTTTGGTCCCCAGGTTGATCAAGAGTAAGATCATCCACATAGGTGGGATCTCCTGGTTGAGACTTCTCCGTAAGAATTTTCAAAAACGGATAATAGATATTATTAGACTCTTGTACCTTGAGACCGTTAACTCGAAGTTGAGATGATAGATCTTTTAAAACAGACATGATAATTGCTTCGATCTTTTTTTTGTCAACTTTCCCTTCTTTGGATTTAATAGCGCTGAACATGCGCTGCTTGAGGGCTCCCTCTCCACTAAATAAACTTATAGGATCATCAGAGGACGCTTGTGTCTTCACATCATCCGACTGGGTGTTGTCCTTTTGGTCGCCTGGGGTATCGGTTTTATTTTTTTCTGATTTCTTATTAATCGACGGATCTGCATCAGTCTTCTCTTTTCCCTTTTTTTTGCCCTTGATGGCATCCACGGCAGAAGTTGCTTTTTTCTTAGCTTGCGCCATCATTTTGGAAAACGCCCCCTCGTCTATGGCTCGGAAAACTTCTTCCTTAATAAGTCCTTCTAGGTCTGATTTTGTTTTTTTAGCCATTTTTCTTCTCTCCCCTCTACGTGCATTATATAGCACCGATGACAACACCTGTATTTAGACATATACACATCATCCCTGGCTTTAAAAGAATACTCTTTACACACNGGGCAACTACGCTCGTTAGCTTTAGTAAATAGTTTCTTGGGTAGCAAAACTCCATCTATCTCTACCTTCTCTTTTTCCCGGCGATCTTTTGCGAGCTGACGAATTTGTTGACGATAGTCCTTTTCTTTTTCTTCGTCCCAATTGTTTTTGGGGTCTTGAACCGCTGCGGCACCATATTTTTCTTCTATCGCCTTCTCTACTTTTATGAGCCGATCTGGGTCTTTCATTGGGAAATTTCCACCGCCGCAAAGAAGATCGCCACCGAACTAATTGCTCCCAAAGCAAAAGCCAATACTCACCCACAAAAGTATTATTATCACCTTTGGCTAGTTTTCGTAGTGCCTCTATTTCGTCTTGTTGAGCTTTTACAATAAGATCGTATTTTTTCTTTTCTATCTCTAGTTCCGAAATCAAAAGGCTCGTGACGCGCTTACACTCTGCTTCTCGAACTTCCTTCTGATATTGAAGACGTAGTTCACATTCTCTTTGGGCAGTTTGGCGATCAGCCAAAATCTTCGCAACTGCCACTGGGTCGAAAAGAGTTCCATCGAATGGAGCTGGCTCATCTTTTTGCAAGTAAGTGAAACGCCCTGTGGTGCTCGTAGTCGTCGTATTAGCAAAAGATACAGTAGTGACAAAGCAGCTAAGACTAACTACCAGAATTATCTTTACGAGGAGTGTATTGGAAGCCAAATTCATTGGATATCTCTTGGGCAAGCTTTTCTTTATCATTATAATACTGTTTGGTTATTTTTTTAACTTTATTTTTTTTATCTCTATTGAGGGTCTTTTTCTGGAGTGCATATATCTTAGTGGCTGCATGGATAGCATCATTATACTCTTGTTGGATTTGCTTCTTTTTATGCTCCTTTTCTAATGCAGCAGCATCAATCGCATCATTTTGTCGCTTTCGTGACTCACCAGCCGCATCCATTATTGCTTCCAATTTTCCATTCTTTAATCGAGCAACCAAGGCAAGTATAGCCAACAAAGGAATATACCAGTATGATTTTAAAAAGACCCACATTTTTTTAATAACAATCACCTTTTCTTGCCTCGGTTGTGACTTTTCCATGCCGTTGCAAATGCCTCTGGGCAATCATCTTTACCACCACACATTTTTTTCTTTAAAGCTTTTACCATCGCTTCTTTGCCCGGTGGGGCTTTTTCTTGGAGCGGAGAAGGGGAAAAGATTTCTAATTCTTCAGTAACTCCGTCAAGTTCTTCTTGAATGATTCTCTTAAGGTGTGATTGAGTAATTTTCATTTTTTCTTGGGTGACTTACCAGCATAGCCAGCAACCGCACCGGAAGCCATTGTGGTTTCAGAAATGTTGTCTTGAGATCTCATCACCATTTCGGCTGCTTCCTCGGGTTTTTTCCGTTGGTTATAGGCATGGGCTAAATCAGAAGTCCACATATCCATAGGGATGTGACCGCCCTGATCTTTTACAAGTTGGGCTACTTTCGCGTTCCATCTAACTTTCGCCTTTTGCTTACTTGATTTTGTTGGACGACCTCGATATCCATACTCCTCAAGCGTCTCTTGAATCAAGGCTGAAAGAGTTTGTTTTGTTAAATTCACTTATTTTCCCTTACACCCCGTATTGAGGGCGAATTGCGCACGGTCCTTTTGTAACTCAGAAGCGCTATCACTTTTTACAATTTTTCTAGCATAAGCGCATGTGCTCATGCCCGCTTTTTTTGCGGCTGCACTAAACTTTCCTCGATCTGGATCATCTTTGGGAACTGCTTTTTGAATCCACTTGTCGTCTTTTTCTTTTAATTTTTTATCTTCTTTGTTCATTAATATATCAAGTTCTTCCTTGATAATTTGTTTTAGTTTTGATTTTGTAATTTTCATTTTATTTTACTCCGGACCAACGCCAATAATTTCGCCGTTTTTAATACGCACAAAATAAGAGCGCGGATTATCCATTAGGGCACCAAGAGATTCATCGTCAAGCGCACTCTGAAGGGAGGCAAGAGAATATTCCCTACCAGTCATATCCATCACCATTTCTGGATCATCAGACCAAAGTTCCATATCATCTTCTCTGAGTGTCTTTTCACATTCTTCCTGAATGATAGATTTTAGTTTTTGTTTTGTTAGTTTCATTTTATTTACTTCCCGTGTTAGTGTTTGTTTTGTTAGTTTCATTCTATTTAATTTCCATGTTTCCAGTTAGTGGCAATATCGGCTATACCTTGGATTCCTATGTAACCTAACGCAATCGCAACCCACTGATCGCCACTGATGGGGCCGAGATATAGAAAAAGGGTGGCTAGAGAAAAAACTGTGAATTTTCTCGACACCACCTTCTCTAGTGCCTTATCGACAACAGAGTTCATTCTTTTCCTTTACCTCTAAAGAGGGTTAGTAAAACAATTAGCGAAAGAAGACCAACAAACCCGCTTGAGCCCATAGAATTGATAAGCTTAATAACATTACCAACAACGCCCATTCCGAAAATTCCTGCTCCATAAATCACTTCGACCAAAATAGCGAGTGATAGCAAACTCATAACTAAGGTTGTGAGTCCGCCGACAGTTTCATTAACTTTGTCTAAAATTGAATTCATATTTACGTACCTCCAAGTACCGTAAATATAAATAGTCAGCTACGCAGTAACATTCGCGTATCCATCTTTCTTTTCTATAGTGATAATGGAATCCGCCGCATCTTTTAGATTATCAAGATGAGAGATTAGGATAACAGTCTTGAAGATAGAGGTAGTGATATCCAAAATACGAACAAACCCCTCCATCCTATCAGCGTCCAGCGCAGTCCCCGGCTCATCCAAAATGAAAAGCTGGGACTTTGGTAAGGACGATATATTAGTAAATGCTAAACGAATTGCCATAGCCGCTACAGTTTTTTCTGCACCACTAGCCATCTCTAGAGGACTCGGATCTCTATCTGGTTGTTGGATGTAGATATCCAATCTGTTATCATCAGTCTCAAAAAATACTTGGAAGTCCACTACATTGGCAAGTATCTTGGATATCTCACTATTGATGGTGGGCAAACTCTTTTTAATTATATTATAGGCTATCCCATTGGGATGCATACAACGCATATACAGATCGTGTGCCTCATAGTCATTCTTTAAATTTTCACACTTTTCTTTTTCAGACTTCAAGCTTTCAATTCGATGCTCACTAAATCCATGAAGTTTATATAACCGCAATAATTCAACTTCGCAGTCTTCGAGCTTTTTAGTATGCTTCGCCAAGTTTAGTTTTTTGTGATTTGTAATTTTAGTGATACTCTCAAGATCCTCAATGACTTCTCGGTTATCGTTATATAATTTTTCCTTATGTTGCAGGGCAACTAACTCGTGCTGTTTGATCAATCTTTTGGAGGAAAGGTTTTCTATCAATAATTCATCTGTCGGTATTTGGCTCTCTAGGTTTTTTGTAAGAGTCATTAGGTCTTCAAACTTTTTATGATCTCGGTTGACTGACTCTATGTCTATCTTCTTCATATCGCCCTGTAACGATTCTATCTTTGCTTTGTTATCGACTTGACCAATTTGGATAAGAGAGATTGCATCCTTCGCTTCATAGGCTCCTCGGATAAATTTACAATGTGAAAACTCCGACCCACAAGGAACCTCTTTCAATAGCTCCACCTGCTTCTGAGAACGAGATAGTTTATTATCACTGTCGCGAAGTTCGGACGTGATTTCATCTAGTTGTTTCTCTAAATCTAGATATTTGTTTTTTTGAGTGGAGAGATAGTTCTCGTCAAACTTTTCAATAAACTCATTTGCTTTTGCAATCTTGCTCTTATTTTTTTCATTCTCTTTGGTTTTGCTTACGATTTCTTTTTCATAGGATAATAAGTTTTGCTCACCAAGAGAGATAGAATTACGAATATTGATAATGTCGATAATCTCTGTGGGAGCCGAGCTGATTTTGTCTTCCAACTCTAAGATATCGGACTGCAAGACACTGATATCTTTCTTGAGTGACGTGCAAGTATTTTTCCTTTTCATGGTAGCAGCTTCATTATCCAAAAGCTCCTTGGTGGCTACTTTTATCTTCTCCTCATAATCAACTACATCAAGAATTTTAATCTCTGCTTTGATGTCCGCTGCATCCTCTTTCGCTGTCTTGAATTTTTTATCAAAAATTTCTAAATCTAAAAACTTTGCTAAGATCTCTTTGCGCCTGGTCGATCCTTCATTGATAAATGCTAGCGCACCTAGTTGAGAACTCATAGAAGTTATTAGAAAATCTTCAAGAGTTCCAAAATATTTCATAATATTCTTGTCGGTGTCCGATCTCGTAAGTCCATTTAAGGATTCTTCTTTTTCGGTTGCTATATCCCAAGATTTGAAATCTACAACAGTTTTAGCCTCAACCGTTTCTGACCCTTTTAGTCGTTTGAGATATTTTGCTTGTCTCTCGCCTTATGGTATAGATCTTATTCCCACGGCGGATTTTTACTTGTCCATGACCCGAAGTTTTATTGTTGTTGATAATGTTAAGGTTCTTACGAGAATTCTTTGAAAATTGAATTATAAATTGTAAATAAAAGTGAATCAACAATGCTTGATTTACCAGAAAAATTACGACCATAGATTCCAGTAATTCCACTATAGTTTGTAAAATCTATACGATTTCCTTCACCATAATTAAACAGATTGCTCCACTCTAATTCTAAAATTTCAAAATCTACATTACGATAAGTTTCATCATTGTTTTCAACAATCTGCTTATATTTTTTATTTAGATCGGTAATCTTCTTTTCTAATACATTATCAATTTTGTAATCTTCAAGGTATTCTGCAATCAACTTTTCTTGAACTGCTAGATCTCTCAAATTCTCTTTCTGAAAGTTTTCTCCGATTTCTACCCCATTAGAAAAGGTGGATTTATTAACAACGGTGATTGACGATGGGAGATATATTTTTTTTGCAACATCGACAGCTTTTTTTAAAGCAACTGCTGAAATGCTGCTCTCAACAACCAATCTCAAACGAGTATTGGGAGGTAGATTCATTTCGGGTATCTTTCCATCCTTAGTTAGTGGTATAGATATAAAAGGTTTTGGATTAGTAAGGGTGATTGGTTTTACAGAAAAATCATCTTTGCTTTTAATGTCCCAGATCAAAAATCCCTTAGAAGTTCCTTCTCCGTGGTTTTGTTGAATGGTGCTCCCGGCATAACGAATACGCCCAGCCTTATCCATAATTTGGTTGGTAAGGTGAATGTCACCCAACATCGCAAAATCAAACTTATCAAAGATCGAGATATCATGTTCTCCGATATCCATCTTCCAACCCATATCAGTTCGACAGCCACTTACCGAACCATGATAGAGGGCAATATTGATTTGATCTGGGTTACTCGGGTCGGACCAGTTATCCTCATCAAAGACGCTTAATACATTCAAGGTAAATTGGTGGCCCATATCCACTTCGCAAGATTTCTTAAGTAAATGTAAGTTGGCGTGATTGAGAGATTTGATAATTGGGGAAATTGCATCTTGACGATTAGCATTTCTCAAGTTACCGTCATGGTTTCCTAAAATAATATATGTGGGAGCAATCTCGGCTAAATTATAAAGAAAATCTGAAGTCATCTCCACATACTCAGGTGAGATTTGTGTTTTAGTGTGACATATATCGCCACAATGAATAATATAATCCACCTTCTCTTTTCGGAGAGTTTCATATATTTTATTAAATATAGTTCTGTATTCAGCGTGATACTTGAGATTACGAATATGGGTATCCGCGATATGAGCAAACTTCATTACTCACCATTATACCACGTCGGGGAGGGATGTCAAGAAGAAAGTTTTTATTATTATTTATAACTTTATCGTTTCTGGGCGTAATAACCCTGTAGCACTTTTTGAAGAAATTTTTGAGGAATACTTTTCCCCACGAAAATTTCTTCGAAAGTTGTGGGATCGATAATCGCGTGGCCACCCTGCATCGTTCCTTTTACTAATAGTTGACTGCCGGGACTCCCAACAATAAGTAAATCGGGATCCCCTGTCTCTGGGTTAACTGAATACCTCTCTCCGTCCGAAGTTTCCCAAATTTCAACTTCTTCAACACCGACTTCTTCGAGTTCTTCTTTAATAATTTGTTTTAGTTTTTGTTTAGTAATTTTCATTTTCTGTTCCTCTGTTAGCAGCCTTGGCTTTTTGCCAACTCTTTAAGTCTTGCTTCTTCTTGATATAAGCTCGGAATTCCTGAATCCATAGGATCGGAAGTGTGAATTTGTCCACCAACAATACTAAGCTGTTTTTTAATTTCAGCACAGTCCATCTGTTCTTCTTTCATCAGTGTACCAAGTTCTTCCTTGATAATTTGTTTAAGTTTTGATTTTGTTAGTTTCATTTTGTGCAACATCCTTTATCACATTGACAGCAACCACAGCAGCAACAACAATGTTTTTTATTAAAAATATTAATTAATCTATGTAAAAAATTCATTACATCCTCCTTAAAACGAAAGTTTCTCCAATAAATAGTTGTCTAGAGAAACAAAAGTGGAAGTTTTCTTGCGAGCTTGGAACGTTTCCTTATCCATCTCTCCAACGTCTCCAAACCCCGAAGTATCAACCCTGTAAACATCCACGCCATATGACATAAATAGTTTGCTTATTTTAAACTCTTTTGCNCGGGCATCATCATCCAGGGCAATATATATCTTATCGCAGTTCTCCACAATCTTTTGAAAACTATAGCTATTTTCTCGTAGTGTAGAACCAAGCAAAGGAATTGCGTTGGTTGCCTTTATTGCGTCGAACACACCTTCCACAATTGTGATGTCTTTATCCCACTCCAGATACAGTTCGTTAAAGATGAAGTCGCGTTCTGCTGGTGGGTTTTTATATTTCATCCAGTCGTCGCTATAGCCTCTAGCTATAAAATAATTAATGTTTCCCTCAAGATCAAACGAGGGTATGATTATTCTTTTTTGATAAGCTCCATCTGGGCAATAACCAATCTTCCACCACAAAATATCTTCATGCAAGACCCCACGGTTTCTCAAGTATTGTCGTGCAGGCAAAGAAAGAGGAGAAGCCTTTCGCTTGGTTAAAGAAATAAATTCTTCCGGAAGGTCAACAATGATCTTTTCTTCTTCTGGTTTTTCGGCTTCCGACATATCCACAATGCCACAAACTGATTTCCATTCGGAATTGTTTTTTGGTTTGCCATAAGATGAAACAAGACGCGAAATAGAGCGACCATTGTAGTCACATACCCAGCACTTGAAAACATCCTTATCGATGTTTACGGAAAGCTTGGGCTTGTGATGTTTACACTTGGGGCAATAGAAAAGAAACTCATCTTTTGATTTGAAATAAGAACCAAGGAAATCCTCTATTATTTTAATTTTTCTTTCAAACATTCAAAACCCGCTTTCGCAATTATTAAGGAATCAGCCTGGTCATAACAATATGACTTTGGCTTACCCGTTCTTCCATACTCTACAGTAAAGTGGGGTTCGTTGTCAATAAGAAAATTCATAACCTGCTCTTTTGCCTTGGTTCCTCTTTTGATAGTAATTCCGCATTTCTTTCTTGCGGAGATTGCAGGGATGTATTCTGGGATTATATCAAACACCTCGTANCACAGCCAAGACACAATGCCGTTGAACTTTGATAAAGTTGCGATTGTGTGAGAAGATGACTTTCCCATCATAAACAATATTAAGGGCAGGCTCAATAAAAATATTCTCAAATGGATAAGAGTCTTTTAGTTTATTTAATTTATCTTTTATGTGGAGGGCTTTGGAAAAAAGATCGGTGAAGTGATTTTTATTTCTTGTATCCCAATGTCCGATCTCTGCGATTTGTCCGTTATTCAAAAGAACAGTATATCCAGTAATGCTCGTGGATATATCAAGTCCCAAAATCATAATTCCATTATACTAGAAGTCGAGCTTAAGTTTGAATGTAAAATCATCAATCTCTCTTTTCCTAACTGGGTTTGCTAATTTANCAACGCCAATGAGNTTTCGTTTTTGATCGTAGATTCCGATCTTACTAATATAAGTTGTCTTCTCGAAAGAGGCTGTGGGTTCTGCCCAAGTGCCTGAAGTGATATTGGCGATTGGAACTTGTTGGCTTTGCTGATAGGCTAAAGTTCCCGAAGAAACTTCATAAGATGAACTTCCATATTTAAGATAGGTTGGGTTATTGGAATAATTTAGTTGACCACGAGGGGCATGAGCAAACATTGTTTTTACCGGAACATATTGGGTGCCCTTGAAATCCAACCCAAAGCTGGCCGATTGCATAATCGGTGTAGTGCAGTCGGTACTACATTCAGGCGGGTTTTGTAAAATATCTATCCATCGTGCTGGTTTCTCGATACATCCACCTGTCGTTCCATCGTTGTTCCATTGGAGATTTTCTATTCCGAGATCCCAGCTTCCAGTCAGAATTATAAATCCTTGGTCATATAAAGCTACACCAGCCACCGAACCACTATTACCACCACTAGGAAGAACTTGGCGCAATTCTCCATTTTGAAGATTATCCACAAGCTGCGCAGCTAAAAGTTCCTGAAATATAGACCTTCACGGACATGCTTCCTTTCTTGATCGAGGAGCCATAAAAAATAGAAGGAATAGAAACGATACGCATTTCTTGTGTTAGTTTGTTTCCCAGCGACGAAGAATAGAGATAGTGTGGACTCAGGGTAGCATAAGAATTGAGGGCAGTTCTCAATGATTGAACTTCTCTTTTAGGCTGTGCAGTCGATGGGGCTCCCGTTGAATACCACGAAGAAGTTATACTAGCAGACAAGGGATATGAGCCAGTAATGATATCCCCAAAAGCAAAATCATTATTGAAGTTTGTTGTAGAGATTGTGCTGAATGAAGGTAGACTTCCCGCTTTTGTAATGAAGGGATAAATGAGTTGACTACTTTGTCGGTCAACATTCATTTCATATAGATTGGCGTATCCCGTGGGAACGCCACCAGCATTATCTACGAAAGCACCAGGTACTTGCGGAGTGTTGTTTAAAAACATCCGACACTGATAGATCAAAAATGATTGCTGTGGGTATGTTTTTATTTGGTTATGAAAAATATCATTGGGACCAAATTTATAAAACGACATATCAAATGTAAATAGTCAGTCTCTAGTAATCTAATCTAACCCGCAAAGTCATTTCATTTGTCGGATCTTTCTTTAGAGGCTCCGATAATTTAGCGACTGCTAGTAATTCATTATCCGCAGAATATAATCCAACCGTCGTCATATAAGAAACAGGAGCATCAAGTGTATTATTCTTTACGACCATTTTGCTCGAAGACAAATAAGTTGGATTAGAACTATAGTTGTAATCATTGTTGTTGACGCGACAGAAATGAATTGTGGAATTTAATTCTGTAGTGTTATTATAGTCATTATCAAACCACCTATGGCGAATAGCATTACAAGAAGCTGTGATTGCAGCATCAGTGAGGAGCGTGGTGATAGAGTCTCCCCCAACATTCATCTGGGCATCACCAGGGGTTAGCACTGCCGCCTGAAAAACTGATGCCGTCAACACAGCAATACCCGCCTGGTAATAAATAAGACCAACTAATCCGTCATCCCCTGAAGTAAACGCACCACCCACAGAGCAAGAAAGAATTCCATATTCCCCTGCTGGGGAATTTACTTTGTAGGCATTTTCCGCACCAGCATCGGTAATAGTAAGTCTGTCGGCAGCGGTTTGAGCAGTTGCAAAAGCAGGGGTTCCGCCCAACTGCAAAACAAACGAACCTTTTTTGATTTCGTCTTTTGTAAGCAAGCGAGCAAAGTTAATGAACAAACATTCTTTATGTTTTATTCCACCACCGTCGATATTACCATCTTGATCGAACTCAAGAATAGATCCCGTTGCATCATAACCCATAAGCACTTGAGCCATTTGGGTATACATATTTATTTTTTTAGCGTTCTGGACATTTGCCGAATTGGACAAAGAAGAATTCGCAGAGTACCCCACAGTCAAATCAAAAATATGATTTGCTGAAGAACTCAGATAAGGATAATCATACACACTCTGAAACATTCCATGAGCATAGTTTTTAATGTTTCCTCCATTGGGGAAGACCGGGGTATATGTACCCGACATGATAGAGCCCGTGATCGGGATCGCCTCGTGCAACATTGTGCGAGTGCTTACAATGTCGTTGTTTAGAAATGCTTTATATGTTGTTGCCATTTATATTATCCTTTTATACCTTTGCGAACCTTACTGGAATATCAATTCTATATCCCGTTGTTTGACCCGTCACCTTCACAATGGAATCAATGTAATTACAGGTTGTAGTAAAGTTATTTACAATTCCTGAAGCAATTGTGCTTCCTAGTTGGTTAAAGAGAAATGTGCTGGTTTGCAACTCAATGGACGCTTGAATTTTAAATTGTAATCTTGTTCCTCGTGGTCCTCGAATTGGGGTTACACTTGGGATACTAGCTTCTTGTTGCTGATCTCCTGTTACTTCGATTGGATTTACATATGCAGCATCAGTGCCGAGTGAAAAATAATAACTTGCGATATTATCATCATCAATAAAAGAAACCGCTGCTGGTGCAGCCGAAGCATCAGGGGCTACGATTGAGCCTAGGCGATTATCAATCTGCACAATGTATCCGGTTTCTACCAAATCTGAATCTAAATTGAATTGAGGAGAAATCTGAGTCGTGTTCAGTCCTTGATCCACACGAATACTTCCAGGCTCATTTCCGGGGGAGGCTCCATTAAGAAGACCTGCGTTATTAGCCCCAAACAAACCCGTAGGTTGGGATTTGACCGAATCGGTATCCACAGCCACCACATATGATCCGCTGGTTGCTGGTGAATACATTCTCTTGCTTCCATCCACACCATCAGCCAACATCATAACTGGGAGATAAAGTAAATTTGTGCGAGGAATAGAAATAAGCTTAGACTTCATAGACGATGCATTATTTGTAAATGCTTCCAATACGGGCGTTTGCAAGATTTCTAAATCATAATATGCTGACCCGCTAGGGTTGTTTTTGTCGTATACACCATAATTGATTTCATCATCGCCCAAGGCAAATTTTACTATCTTAAATGATCCATCTCCTTTTGCTAGACGATAACGACCAGTGTCGGTCAACACTGCGTCCAAAATAATATCGCCGGAATTGTCTAAAAATGCCATAAGTTTCTCCTATTCTCCTAATAAATAGTTTCTTTTTTTACTATTCATCCTCTTTTTTATGTTGTCGGGTCTTCACCTTCGGTGTCACCCCTGTGCTTAAATTCTAAATTGATGTCTATCTTTCTTCCAGTCTTTTTTGAAACCAGACGAACTTTATATTTTTGATCCCAGACCCCCTCATTCATAACCCCAATAGGAAGTGAATTATAAGAATCAGTAATTTGAGGACTCGTGCGTGGTCCGCCTTTAAAAAGTTCTTCTTCATTCAATAAAGTTTGCGGTAATGCCGGAACCAATTGAATGTATTTTCTCATACTTTTGGTGCGTCTTTTAGTAAAAAATCCTTCTGGTCGTAATTCGATTACTTCCACCAGGGGATAGACTGCACCCGAATCGTCCACCATCTTGAATTGATAAATGGGTGATGGATTAGATACATGACCATGATTATCCACAACACGCAACGTATAATAATAGGTTGTATTAGGAATAATTGTGTCCACAAACGCCGCTGAAGGTAAGAAATAATTCTTATCCTTTCGAAACAAAGTATCTACGGTCGCAATCATATTTCCGTCAAAATCATTATATGAGGATGGTGCTCTATCAGTTCTGAAGATCTGAAAAGTGGTAGACTTATCATCTGTCTTATATTCTATAGGGCCGGTGGGTTTACGCTGGGCTTCTCTCAATGCTGCTATTAGAGCTTCGTCTTCACCTGTAATTGAAACAGGATCTAATTCATAAAATCCCACATTACTGTTCATATTCAATAAAACTTTGTCCTTGACTCCACGGTACGGAACAATATCTATATCCGGAAACACAGGTGGACGATCCAAAACACGATTAGTTTTAGAACTAAGCGGAACACGAAACAATCTAAAAGACGCATTGTTTTCTATCTCCACTTCCGCCATTGTGGAGTTAACATCCTGAGTGTTGTTGAGGTATCTATATCGGTTCCCCAGCACCATTTGATAAGCATACACCACATAGGTATATTGTTTGTTGTATTTTACCTGAGTGTCTATAAATTCCAAAACATCAATATCATTAGAGTTGATAAAATAAAAACTTTGCAACAACTGTTCTTCACTTGGTTGAGCGCCTTCGTATTTTCTGACTTCATAGAAAACAGTTTCCGAGGGTGAGAGCGCACTACTATAGATCTGCTCCATAGTGCGATAAGATTCTTGAGCAATCTGAAGCAGTTTTGAGTAAAGGAGAGTGGACATCAAATTTCGATATAATTGATTTTGAGGATCGTTGGATACCGAGTTGTCCACACTCTGCTGACCTCCAACAAAAATCATTTTATCCGTTCCAATACTTGCTTGGAGATCGGTGTTGGCTGTGTTGGTTCGCAACGAAGTTAACCAATCTGAAAGATCCCACGAATCTAAAAGTTTCTGAGTGGTTTGATTATTGTCGGTTTTTCCCGAGGAGCCCGTCATGATCACCTCTGTTTGGGCTACATCATAATTGACGCTATCAGTTTCAATTATATATTTTATTAAGTCACCCGCCAAGCCGCACTCAGTAAGAACCTGTGTCATTTCAGTAAATTGATCTGTCTGGAATTCAATATCGGCATACATCGGAAATAAGTTTTTATTCTTATTGTACTCCTTCATTAGCTCTATACCAGCTTGAGGAAAAATAATGTTCTTATACTGCTGGTTAATCATTTCAAGATCTTGGGGCAACGGACTAATAATGGGAGGATTGTTAATTGCTCTAACATATTTATCAAAATATTNGCCCGAGTCGGATTCGCCTATCTTCTCTCCGGTTTTATCATTTACAATATCCTGAAATATGTTCTCTATTCTACCATTCAAAGTGAGTTGCTTTTGCATAAAGAGTGCTTGATACCGTATCATTACCGTCTAGATTAGCCTCGTGAACTTCAAGAACCAAAGACATATAAATTGGGCAAAAGAGTTTCGGGAATAGAACGTGCGGTAGCTCTTTCGTAACCATTTATAAAAAAATTATATTCATAGTCATAATTGATAAAGGGTGGTTTATTTATAAGAGACTGCTTATTGATCCCCAAAGCTTCATCATCCACCAGCATCTCTACTTGAAAGGCATAGTCTGTAAAATATCCTTTTTGAATAGTAGAATTGAAGATTCCTTCATGGTATTGTTCCCATACCACAGGATTAAAATCTGCGTTGTTTCCTGCCGGGGAGGGTGGCGCGGGTGCTGGGGTGGGTACTGGAGAGGGGGCAGTGTTTCTCATGCCTGTGCGGTGTTGAGATTGATTGCCTCCTATGGGATTAGCTAAGGGATTCAAATTGTTTACTACATACGACATAATTTTTTAAAAACCAAACCTCTCTACAATATCCGAACCTACTCCCCCTGTGCTTCCTGTGACCAAATTACCTTGTTGAGCCTCTTGTTGAAGTTGTGATTGAACCACTTCAACAGTTTCTCCGATCTCTACCCGTGGGGTAGGCGTAGAGAAGCCAGAAGTCCACCTCTCCGAATTCGGATTAGGTGTGAAAATAATTTTCTCAATTCTAGCAGCGGAATTGATAACCTGAACAGTGGACAACTTTACTTGACTATATGCAGCCTCATTAGCCGGAACACCAGCGCCAATAAATCGACCATGATTCCAATAAACATTTAGTCCACTTCTTAAAGAGTCGGGGATCGCAATAAATCGATCATCATCTAGGGATGCATTGATGTTTGTTCCGTTTATAAAACTTATAAAAGAATATGCACTTATGCTTGACATTTATTTATACTCCATACCCCGTTGGTGGCGTTTGTTGTTCCGTTGACGGGGGTGTTCTCGAATCTAACTGAGATGGCTGATTCCCTTCCTCTTGTTGACCCGTTTGTTGTTGAAAGCCAAAACTTGTCTGACCTCGCTCAACAGGTCCAGTTGATGGAGCAGCGGCACCGGATTCTACTGGTGGCTGTCTTCCCATGCCCGATGTCATCTCGCCCGGTTGTTGTGATGACATATTCCCGGCTTGGAATTGAACACTACTTGTTCTTGCATCAACCTCTGCTAGTTCAAAAACTGATAAAGATCCGTCGCCAGTTTGAACTTGGGAACCCTCTAAATTCTGACCTAAAGCGGCTGTGGATATAGCGTCTCTGGCTGAAGTGTCTTGTTGTGCTGTCTCTCCTAAGCTCAATCGGTTTAGGCGAATCTTTGACCCATAAACACTCCGTACATCTTGTCCTTCAATTTCGGGCTCCACATAGAATGTGTCTTGGTTGATGCCGCCCAAATCATCAAACAAAAATCCCAAATCAGGAGGAATAAAAATAGATGCGTCCAAACCAGGGGGCAAATCTTCCACACTCAACGAGGCTTGTTGCGTAAGCGGTTCCAAGAAAAACGAATCATCTAATGTCGGAAAATCAGAATTTAAATCCCTAGTTACGCCGAAAACTGTGTTTTGATATGGCGTGAGGCGACACCACAGTTTAGAGCCCAAGCCCTCATTGTAAATCTGGCGCGTCAAAGGCTGCCACAATGGTTTGGTCAATTGTGAGTCTTCATAGCCCGTCATTACCTCAATCACGTCTAGCTTGAAAAATTTTAAATTAATTTCGGATTGGGCACTGATGCTATTTGGAGTCAAGTCCAGGGTGTTAGAGATTGCTTGAGGTAAGNCCATTTTCTTCGTCAAAACTTTATAGTGATTGGGAGTCGTCGAAATCCACCCTTGAGATGGGCTGAGTGTATTAGTGTGAGGGGCACCCCGAAATAAAAACGAAGGTGTCCAAGTGCTATAGTTTTTCAAAAAATTATTTGCGGGACTTGTCGCACTGTTGGGGTTGAAAAAAGAATTAGCTTCACGGATAGTTTTTGCTAAAAGAGCCCTTTCCTCGTTGATCCTAGCTTGTCCAGTGGATGAATATGGACCACCAATTTGATACGAGTTAGGATTGATTTCCTGAAGCAATCGACGAAAAACAGGAAATGGGTTTGCTGCTTCAGAATCAGTATTTTCAGGGCACACTTTAACGTCTTTATTTACGGGCTCGGTGATACTTACGTCCCTAAACGTCTTTACTCTATATCCCATGGGGTTGTTAATGGATACTCCAAAGGAAGCCATTTTCCGAAGTTCAGAAGTAGAAGCAGTTTTTTCCTCAGCAGCATTGGCAGTCTCTCGGGATTCGGCAGCTTGTTGCTTGGCATCAAGAGCCCAATTTACAGCATTCAGAGTTTGCGCCATATTTGTGGGAGCAGAGCCAATCAATTGTAAGCCAGTACCTCCATCAAAATTTATTCGCGCAGGGGCAACATATGAGAAATCAGTAAATTGAAAATTATCCCCCGTATTAAATTCTTGCCCGTTAATATCAAACGTTAGATCGTCTTCTGAGTTTCGTAAAAGACGATTGGTTTCTTGTTCAATTCTTCGGATAAAGTCTCTCTCGCTCATCGTCTTTAATCCCATAGGAGCAGCAGAGTCAGCCATATCCATAAAATCATACGAAGTTTTTATATTTATATTACTATCATAATGATTTACAAAAGTGTTCTTTATTTCAAAAGATAAAGTGGGCTTAGAAGAATTCATCAACGTAGAGGGTTGCACTGCTTGAAGTGTAGTAGACTCATTAGATAATTTGGTCAAGGTGTTTAGTTCCTTGATTTTTAATACATCCTTCCCCTGGTTGATCAGCACATCCATTAATCCAACAATCGCTGCGGTGCCATTAGGGGNTTTGGGATTCACTAAGGATATCAACTGATCTCTCAAAGCTGTTCCGCTTTGAGGGCGCGATGGATCATAGCGAGATGAAGTAGGTTCATCAGTGAAAAGAAATAACATTTGCAAATAAGTATTAATCGCATTACGCAACTTGCGATAGTTTAGTGTTGTAGTTTGTCGGCGTGAAACAGTTTTTCCCTCTTGTTCATAGTCGATATGTGGATCTGTTTTCCACGTAAAACTTGCTTCTTGACCGGGCTTAGTTATATCATTCAGATAAGTCTGAAGATAATCTTTGGAGGCTTGGAGTTTCTGTAGTTGCTCTAAAACATATTCATCGGTCTTATCAATAATTTTCATCTCAATGCGATATTGATAATACCCATCGGTTACATTGGCTATAGATTTGTCGATACCAGAAATGTGCCTAATTCCATCAGAATCATTCAACCGAATACCTGTAACTTCTTCAATCGTACCAATCACTGTTTTATTCGTAAAGGTTGGTGTGGGTTGATTTGGTAACGCTGATAAACTAGAAACAGGAGAAATTGTTCCTATCGGCTGACCGATGGAAGGCATGATTGTAGTGGGGGTAAAATCACTAATCTTAAAATATTCGTTAGGCTGAAGGATTCCATTTTCTTCAGAAGTAAAAGCAATAAGTTCGTCTACCTGATTACAGTCAAAATTCGATGGAGTGGTCGCCGGATCCAAAGGAACGAATGTATCTCCATTGATTGTGGAGGCAACCAAATAAGGTGGAGAACCCGTCTCAGCAGAGCCCCCTATCCTTCGTCTAAAAATTTTCAATGAAGAAATTCGACAATAATTTTTAGCAATATTGGTAGGGTCAACTAAACCCTTTTTCCTCAACAAGCCACCAAATAAAGTATAATCTTCAATGATTTTGTTATAGTCCATTGAAAAAAAGAAACGCGCTTGGCGCTCATTATCCATCGAATAAGAAATATCCGAAAAAAATGATTTGGGTTTTTGATTCTCTACTGTTTGACTCGTTACGTTGCGAGTTATGATCGCAGGTAGGTTTTGAGTAGCCTGATGGATTTCTAAAGAACGGGAATCGGCATAGCGCGTAATCCTGTAGTCTTGAACTCTAGTATTCGGCAAATCTCGACGAATCAAATACTTACTCTGTGGATCATGTGTTGAGCCCGTCATCCACCGACCATTATCCATTTGATGCACTTCCCCTGTCCAAATGGTTCCTGATTCTTCATCAATGAACACCGGCATTGTAGATGAAACATTACCCTCACGAATGATAATGTTTGAAGCAAGATTTCCGGCTAATAAATCAGGGGGCAACTCGTTGATGATGGAAGGCTGAACCTGAAGTGTTTCGGGTGCCTGTGAAAACAGCGCTTCGAGATCCACCCGACTACAAGCAAAAACTGCTAAGTAGGGGACAGTGTTATCTATCTCCAATGAATAGTCAAAGTTAAAATAATGAACCCTATTTCCATCGGCATCCACTTTCGTTACAGTATTACGAAACCCTTTCTGAGCAAGAGCAGTCTTTAGGGGTATTGTTCCAATGTTTAAGCGAGAGTCATAATTCAAAGATCGGTTTTGGCTCAAGATATATTCCGTGGTTTCTGGTGAAGTAGACAGGCACACTCTCACGTCTAGGAGATCTGTGATATCCCTATTTTTAAACCAATAACTCAATAGGTTAGAAGTTACCGCATCTTTGACAGTTAAAGCTACCGTCACCTTCATGGCTTGTGTATCACTGCGCTTGACCACAACCCCCTCTTTTTTGTAATCGATGTGAGGATCTTGTTTATAGGCAAACTCCCCACCTGAATTTTCTAATGTTACAATCCCGATAGTAACACCAGGTAAAGAAGAATCTATTATTTCTTGAATTTCTTGTGAAGGCATTAGTCGCAATCCTCCTCAATAATCTCATAAGAAGGACGATAAAGATCTTCCTGGATAATATCTTTACCTGTACGCTGTTCAGCTTTATTCATTACTTCCACCAATATCTTTGGATCTATTTCCCTATCGGTTAATACATCAAAGAAGTAGCCGACATAACTAGGATCATCTTGAGGATTTTCTTTTTCTTCGGCTGAGATCTCGTCGGGATCTAAAAGGATTCCATTACGAATCAAGTCTGGTTGCTTAGAAAAATAAAGTGGAATTAAAACTTCTTTGTTGGAGCCNATTTTATCTGCGCTCTCTTGCGTTGATACTTTGTATATTTCAATATCAAAATTTTCTTTATCAAAATCAGTGTTCTCCTCGCTTACTTGTAAAAGCAAGGAATCGTCATAGATAGCTAAATAATTCCCATCATCAAACTGCTCAACAAATTCACCAGTTCCTAAGCCACCTTGGATTTGACTTTCTTCTAAGGCTGTTTGGTTGGGGTGGGTATCTGGGTTTATCGAGAAGTCATCAGCATCTTCTAAGTCACGCGCATTTTGGGAACTCATCATATCACCCTCGACCACGCGATATTTATACGTTACGGGACGAGGCGTTATTTGAGGAATAAAAGAATTTTGATATGATCCTGTCATTAGAGGTACTGACCCCGAAATTGTGCCGTTCAGAAATGATATGTTCCAGGCGGGTGCATAATCGCTATCCAGCTTGGACGTTCCGAGAGGAGAAGTCATCGCATGATATTGAGCCCCTTGGGGAAGTGTCGCTTCACTTCCTAGTTCTGCTAATAACCCATAAGTGTGATTTTTTTGATCAGCATCTCGAATATAGTCATTAACTTTTCTCACCTGTTCCTCAACTGAATCATAGATATACTGCGCTTCGATTTGTGGGGTGTTTTTTACTATTCGGTCGTGGGCTTCATTTTGAGTCTCAGTGGTTATTCCGGCATATTCAGCGTCATACAGAACGTTATCGTCATAAAATGCATAATAAACTGGCTCCATAAGACCCTTGGATAAGAGGTGCTTTCCATACTGGGTGAGCTTTACTTGTATGATTTCTTCTTTTTTATTTAAGAACTTCATTTATTCTTCTTCCTCCCCCGTAGCAACATCGGTTAGGTGATCTAGGATGCGCTTCGTTCCTATTTCTAGTGTAGACCCTGGGATCTCTGCTGGTGGTTTATAGGTAACAAATTGATCCTTCACTTCAATTTCTGCTAGTTCTACGAGTGAACAAAAATCATAGGGCCAGTTGTAACTATAAGGAAGTTCATTTCCCCCGACATTAAATTGAAAATTGAATTTATCATCATCGGTTGTATCAGCGGTCATTTTATAATAATTAAAATTACCGCGCTTCTTCACCTTGAAGATCATCCAGCGAATATCTTCAGGAATTATTTTTCCTCCAAAGAACTCATTTGGTCCCGTTGGATGAGAGAAGATATTATCATCAACTGTAGAGTCTGAAAGTTGTGCTATTCTTGAAATATCTGGCATAACTCCTTGCCAAATATCCGCTAGGTCTTGTTGGCTTAGTGTGTGATTGAATTCAAATAAATACATAACAAATGGATCAACCTTATTACTCCCTTCTGGAAAGTTGAGCGAGTCTAATTCAGGAGGAATAATATATTTGTCCATCATCTTAAGCATCTTTGTGACTGATTGACCTAGGAGTGGGTCTGCCGAAAAGATTTTGTTTTTGCTTCGCAGATAATGTTGTCGGTTTGCGTCAAACACATCCTGATTAATTCTGAAGAAGTTTTTGTCCATTACCACAGTTGTTTCTGGATGTCTTGATTCTTTTGAGAATCCGCGAACTGAAAATGGAATTGCAACGATGGCTTCAGAAATTTCTTTTTGTGATGCTATTTCGCCAACTTGTTTGTCCTCTGGATTTGTGAAGCATTTTTGTAGGAGCGAGCCAGTGTCCGCACTTTGCACGATGGAGCCACCTTTAAATGTTTCCTCGATTCCAAATGTAATGCCGTTGCTTGAGGTTAGGATATCTCCATAACCACTCCACATTCCTCTACCCCAACCTTTTTGTTCGGGCTGTGTGCTGAAATCTAAAACAGGTGTTTCCATTCGTGGGCTGATGACCCATTTGTTGCGATCTGAATCTGGTGCATTCACAACTTCAATTAAGTTTCCTGCGTCATCTACTCTCGTTTCTTTTTCAGAAAATAGGCCGAAAAGATTAAGAGATGCTGAAAGACCCATCGCGCCGGAAAGTGCGATGGCTGCATTTATACTTGGGTCGGTTTGTCCTGTTCGTATAGTCTCAAACATACCTTTCATCGTTTGGTTGGTTTGGGTAACTGTGGCTTTCTCAAATACTTTTTTATAATTGAAGCCGCCCGATTCATCGCTTGCATCTGCTACATAAGCAATTGTGGAAACTGACTTTCCATAAAAGTATGGAGGTGTGTAAGGGGCATAAGCAGGATCGCCCATTCGTCTTGCGCTCGGACCCCACCCCTCAGTTCCTATACCACCAGCCATTACAGCAGGTCCAAAATATCGTCCATTATAACTACGATATTCAGTGTCGGAGGTAAGAGGGTATGCATTAGGTTCTTGGCTTCCGCCGCCGTTTATCCCATTCCAATAATCCTGTATCATTACAATGTTTGGATCTTTTTCCAAATACACATTCATATAATATGTGGAACCACTAACTAAGCTCACATCGCCAGCAGGTTTAGATACAATCGTTTTTAATTGATTATCCTTTAGGAAGAAAGATGGGATCTCGGCAAGAAGATTATTGATCGCTAAACGATATTGATTATACTTCGGGCTGGAAATTGCTCGCGCTCGTTGAAGATTATCTAGATCAGCATACGGAAGCCGAGCAGCACCTTTCGCCAAAGCCCAAGAGTTTGGATAAGTCGAATTGATTTGATAAGTTGGATAAAGTAAGTTGAGTTTGCCTTGTCCATTTGAAGAACTTTCTGGAATACCAATGTCCGCTAATGGATCTAAAATAGATTCAAACGGAATACGATAATTAGAGGACTCTGAGAGAAAGCCATTAAGATATGCTCCACCCGTAATTCCTTCACCACTGGAACCAGTATATGCAGCCCAATCACATGCTATACCTGCTTTGATCGTATTATAAACAATACCAGGCGCATAATATGGCTGAAGCAGAGATTGAACAGCCAACGCACCCGAAGGATATGATGAGGCTGGCTCTGTCGTAGTTCCCGAAGCCCATGCAATACCACCAATATAGGGTGCAATAGATTGTGAAAACAAACTCGCAACCTGAAGTGTCCTGTGTGATGGATAGAAGCCATGATAAGGCAAGAGTTTCTTTATGCCGTTACACTTTTAGTGTAATCTCACTTTACCTGATTGTCCGCATCAAACTTTCCAAAATACTTTTGGAAATCAGTATTGGAATATTCGCTAAAGAATTGCTTATCAAATCCTCGCGAAAGATCGGAAGAAGTTGGTGCCACCGCACTGCTTGTAATCGTTGCGCCATCAAGTGTTAGGAACTGATCATTTTGTTTTCTAAATAATCCGTCCGCATAATAATCCATATGTTGAGAAATCCTAAACTCGGGAATAATTGTAAAACTTTTTCCTGTTCCGCGAATGTACTGCACATAATCTTCATAAGTATCAAACCATGGATTTTTACCAGAGAGTTCTGCTACACGCCACTTCATTCCCAGTGATGAAGTTCCGAGCAACGCATTATTATAAATGATGTGCTGGTGATAATAATATGCTGACGCAGTAGGATAATAAGTAGAAGACACAGGCAATTTAAGTATCGAGGCTCCAACTGCGGCAGGATCACTATATCCTGCTGTTCCTCCGTATCCCGAAATAGTTTGAAAGTTAGCGGAATTGAGTTCCCCCATATCTGGATAATCCAATAAAGTCATTGTGCCAGGAGCTTGGGAGCCAGAAAGATTCCAGGTGTAAGCGATACCACCAAGCGAGTCAACAAATGATACAGGCGTATTTCCCCATCCGTTAATGCTCGTAGCAAAGCCATCATAATGTCCTTGGGAGTTGGGTAATGCTCCGGTTATGATGGGAACCTTAGAAGTGGGAGACACGACAATCAATCCCTGACCGATTCTCCTATTCCTAAACACAGGATCGTTTCTCCAAAATGTTCGACGATACAGAGGTCCGCGATCAATTCCGTTTGATCCGTTAGAGAGTGAAGCAGAAACAAAAATTACTTTTCCACCGGAATAGATATTCGTTCCATTCGCAACTTCCGCATATTCTGTTCGTTGGCGGTATTCTTTAAGACCTGCGTGGATTTCTCGCGGATAAACAATTTCGTTATAATCAATACTCACCATCTCTTGGACTGGGCTGTCGCTTGGTGCGTTATGATACATTCCCTTGATGCGATCAAACATTTGTTCTTCGCATTTAATGCTTGTCCCTAAGAAGTTATTAATGTCTGGATTTGGGAAGCCTCCCATATTATTTCCATAGACACTATCAAGAGCTAGTGGGTTTGGAGAACCTGTTACCATCAAGGTTGTGGTTACGGGCTTATAACGAAAGGTTACAGGAGGAGTCGTAAAGTGAATTAGCGTATCTCTTGTTAGACCTGCGTTTGCTGGTGTTACTTCATTGGAGCCGTAAATATCAACTTCTTTTTTAAAGGAGATGATGTTATTACTTCTTTGATACCGCGCAACCGGATTTTGACCAGTACGAATTTGTTTCCAAGATGGGTATTGGTATGGACCGTTGCGATGAAGATTTAGTGAGTTGAGTTGGTTATATGACTCAATTGTTGCGAGGGAAGTATTGAGATAGCTTCCATTTGATGAACTCAAAAGATTAGACGCTGTAAACATCGGATCATAAACTAGGGTGTTCATTCCCACAAAATCTACATAAACGCCACCCGCGCCAGTTACACTTGCTGTAACAAACTGAATTGTTGGCGCTGCCATTGATTCGCTACTTCCAGAGGGAACAGAGAAATTATTTCTTCCGCAATCTGGTGAACCAGCGTGACCAATAAAGTCGCACCCCGATGATGTTATGGCTGACGCAGTTATCCATGCATATTGATAATCACTTCGGGGAATTGGATGCTGAACCCACCAATTGTCGTATTGGGTCTTACAACCTGCTACAAAACTACAAGTCACAAATGTCCAATTCAAACAAGGTTCTGGAGCCTCATCTTGAAAAGCCATATCATTTTTAGCTTGGGGATAAATTTCGCCATCCGAAGTCCCAACAACATCTTCTAATACGCCTGGAGAAGAAGCAATATAATCTTGAGGGGCATCGCCCATCCTCCACCAAGAAACTAGATCTGTCATACCATCCAAGTCGGTAGGGCAGCCCGAATTCCACAATGCTTTGGCTTCGGTCAAGTTGAGAGCACGACTCCAAACTGAAGTTTCGTCTAAGTGACCTTCGCCAAACGCGGCAATAGCTTCGCCGGAAGCATAACCCACACCAGAGTCGTATTGGGCACCAATATAAGTTTTGCTTGTAGTGGTGGAGACACTGTTGTTATTTAATGTGGTTAGGGTGGTGTCTAAATTTCCATCAACCATCACAGCCATGTTCCAAGTATATGTGGGCCCTGTAGAAATTCTTTCAAAGGTTGCCGCAATATGATGCCAGCCGTTTCCAACAACCAGTGCCGATGTATGACCCGTTTTACGGGGGGCGGAAGATACAAAATCCATTACTTCAAAATTTATAGCACTTGATGAGTTGGCAGGAATATAAATTCTCCAATCACTTTGAGATGTAATTGCTGTTCCGTTATCACTTTTCCAGCGCGACATCAAGACTCGATCACGCGCATAAGAAGAAGTAGTTTTCATCCACATTGAAACCGAAAAGGAATCTACATCACTAGGATAAGGACCACCACCCGTCGGTTGGAGGAATTACAACTTTATGTTGGGGATCATTTGTTCCGATATATGGCTCACCGGAAAAATACAAGGCCTTCGTATTGGCTGGTTCAGTAGAAGGACCGCAAACGATATCTGTGGTATAGATGGGAATTACTTTTGGATTTCTATTAACTTTGAAGTAAGAAGCGGAAGTGTTGTAGTTTAATTCATTTACAGTGCTTCCCGACTTGATCCCAAACTGCCCACAATGTTCGGTGGACCACTCGTTCAATGGTCCGCGAACCACCATGTTCCTTTGATTGAGATCATTACGAATAGCATATTCTTCCGCATATAAATCTAGAACACCACGCGAACTAACATCAGGTCCACCAGGGGCATTAAATCTTTCTACAAAGATATTTTTTGTTGCGCCGTATTTGCTGAAGTCTGGAAGCGCATATTCTACTAAACCGGATACCCAAGAAGATACAGAATATTCTGGAACAAAGCCATTGTTTTTAACAAAGAACCTATTATTTATTTTACGCCCTGAAGTTTGTAGAACTTCGTATTGATGGGAATAGTTTCCAATAATGGTTGAGCCGGTTGTTTGTTTAATGTTGCGAATGTTTACTGGACGCTTGGCTAGTGGTTCGCGCAAGATCGTTGAACGGGCTTGGTTTGCTGTGCGGGGAGTAAGAGAAATTGAATCGCTAGTAACACAAGGAACGACATCCACAATATCTCCGCTGGTCGTATCTATTCCCGTTGCATTGTTTCCACCAGAAGCCGCGTCATAAATAAGACTAAAGCTATCTCCGGTTGAATCGCCCATCCTCCACCAGCTCACCAAGTTTGCGCTTACAGAACTAGCGTTCAAATCCAAAGAACAGCCGTTGTTATAGATTTCAGTTCGTTCTGCACTTGTAAGTCTTTTGGACCAATAGCTAACATTATCTAAGTTTCCATTTAAAAATGGGGCGAAGTCTGCACCATCAGCATCCCCGTTGCCAAATAATAGATCCGCGCCAATTGCGCCGTTTCGAGTGAGGGCGGTCGCCGGAGGATTTGGGCTTGTTGCGACATCAGAGCCATCAATACTCAAAAACATTCCTTCAGCTAAACTATACCCAAAACAAACAAAATGCCATAGACCATCATTCAACGGTGAACCAGCGTCAGTATTCAAAAATGGTACACCCCCGGCTGTGTTTCGCATTTCAAACGAACCAAAACCATTCGATGAATCAGTTCCGTGAATATAAAATCGAAAATCTACATTACTTGGTGGCGACCAATCATCATAGTGAGAAATAACAACCATCTTTTTTGCAATTTCTTCGGCGCGAAGCCACACGCCCATAGAAAACGGGGCTCCCGAGCCACCGAAAGCTGAATCATTTCCCGCATTAAGATAACTGTCTACGCCATCGAAGCTGAAAGAATATTTATTCGCCAAAGATACATCAAGATTCCAAGCCTCTGGACGACATTCAGTCGCCAATGAACCAGTTGCCAACGAGCCAGTCGAAGGACAATCCGTATTGGGAAAAGGAACGTGTCGATGTTTCCATCCACCAACATATTTTTGCGTAAATGGTCCCTGCATTGGTACTTCTTTGTCGCTTCCATAGGTGTCGTTATGATAATTTACTAAATCAACAAACACCGCATCAGGCCCCATGGTTGGTAACGCAGAGGCATAGCCGCTAGACACAGAAGAACTCATTAAATCAAACGGAGCAAAAATATTTCCATTTCCAGATTTATATCCAATAGGATTATTAGTGAGTTTGTATCTTAACTTTACTTTATCGTTGGGATCAACAACATCATTACAATCAATATTTCCTTCTACCTGAGAGGAACTAATAGTTAGCGTCGTAGATACTCCAAACGGTAGTTCTGTGTGGGCATACTGAAGATTTTTTATTCTTGCTACATTTGTTCCCCCTTTAAGTTCGGGCATCTCTTTTGTCTTTAAGAGATATGTCTTGGTAAAGTTTCTTATAGCATACGCTGAACCCTGATACTGTGTTGGTGTTCCGGAAGATATATCAGTCAGAGTAGGAGGAGTGTCGTTTCTAAAATCGTCAGCCAAGCGATAGATATTTCTTTCCGCATCAACTTCAGTATCGCCCGAAGGAAAAACAGACGCAGAGGCTCGGTTGTTAGCCCAATAGCAATTATCATCTTGTGCTAAAGGTATTGGAGCATGACCGCGTTTCCANGGATAAGTNCCCTCCACAATGCCCCGTACACCAGCTTCCGGATCCGGCGTTTTCATTTCTAGAGTGGGAAACTTAGACCAATATTTATTGCGCTCAAGAACATGACTCTCGATCATTGTTCTTACTTTTTCTGCAAAGTTTGCTGAGGCTGGAACAAGTTGCATTAGCATTTGCGAAAGCGCATCATCGACCCACTTAAAGAAATCCACAAATCTTTCAAAATCAATAGTATTCCCTACGGTCCTAAAATATATTTCGCGCAGTTGTCCTAGAGCTTTATATTCTTGACGATAGCGATTTACTGGATTACCAATCAAAAAATTAAAATCTTTGATTGTCGCGAACCACTTCATCATCTCCTCGGAAATAATTGCAGCTTGACTTTTTTCTAATCGCATAAAAATAATTCTGAGGTCTTGTTTCTCTCGTAAACAGATCATCATCTTGTGTGAGAACAGACACCATATTAGAGCTGTTAAGAATTTCTGGTGCTAATTGTTTTGCACTGTAAACATATTCTCGGTTTACTGCATTGGCGTCGTAGGGTAAAAAGAAATCCCCTTTGCCCGAATGGAGATGATTTACGACANGACCAAGCCATCCGTAAGATGAGGTCGTAGCTAAAGAACCCGATGAAAGATCTGGAACAAAGAAAGTAGCATCCGATAACGTTGGGCTTCCCGTGGAGCTATCCCCTGATCTAGTAACAGTATCAAATGTCCAAGAAAGTGCGAGGGTCTTGGCTTGGGGTGTTTCTATCTGCTGAAAAAAGTCGGCTGTATTTTTTACCAAATAAGCACTCTTATGAGGTTCTAAGGGTCCAAACGCCGAGGCATCTTTAGAGTGTGCTTCGATAGCTTCGTTAGGCAAATCATCAATCCAATATCGCACCGAAGAAATCTTCGCATCCGAAAAATCTATCGATGAACCTGTGAAGTTTGTTCGGTGAGCGCCCGCATAGACACGGGTGGAGCTGGATAAAAATGCTGAAGCACTAGCTAAAGGAATAGACGCGGTAAGATAAAAATTATTTTCTACATTATCGCCTAAAGAATTATATCCTACAAACTCGACACTAGCGCTACCTGCTTCACTTCCCGAAAGACCCGGAATATAATAATTATCAGGTTTGACCCTAACCGCTAAATTCCATTTAGTATTTGCATAAACATCCGTATACACACTACTCGTAATAAGTGGAATGACGCCCCCAGCACTGCTAGTTAGTTTAAAATAAACATCATCACCCTCTAGCTCTGTCCTTACCGCATAAACTTGAAAGTTGGACCAATCGCTAGTTGCCCATGTGAGATCGGTCTGATCGGCAGACGCAGGTGTGTGGGCACCAAACAAGGAACAAGATATAAAAGGCGTAGAAAAGTAAAGCTCTGAATCCTGTTTAAATTTTTTGGGAAAGATTGCTTCGGCTTGCATTGTTTTCGGAATAAATTGCATATCCGACGAAGCCGTAATATAATTTTGTGTAGCAGTGTCCGTGCTTGAGGTTTGCTGATAAACTGTGGAATCAAATCTGTCCACATTGTTAAAATCTACAAATGTTTTCTGTGCAGAGGTGTTTCGGGAATTGGTTCGAAGCTCTTGGGTTGTTTCGTCCCCATAGAGGCTAATCTTCATCAGCGGTTCATCCACACCATAACAACGCATCAGGTTCCTAAAAGAATTTTCTGTGCCTTTCGTCTTGAAAACATGAACCAAGTTGTTATAAATGTTTTCATAGATCCGATTTTTAGTTTCGCTAAGTTTTGTGGAGAAATCTAAAAAATCGTCTCTAGAAGCATAATACTCTAGTGCGGAGGCATCAGCAAAAATTTCAGGAGTATAGAGGCCAACACCGTCTAAAAAGCGATTAATAAACGGGGCAATCTTTTGAGATCCGGTTGTGTATTGTACGTCCTTGACTTTTGGAAGTGATTCGATCTGTAGCTGGACATTATCAAAATAACTACCAATAATCTGGGTTAGATTTTTTAATGTTCCCCCTTCCAGTTCTTGGGGGTTGTTGGTAATATATTCTGGGATTGAGGCATATATGCCTGAGTTATTTCTTACATCATAATCATAACCCACATTCTTTTTCGTAGTTTTAAAAACCGACACCAAAGGATTAGACTGATAAATAATGGGATCTTTAAACTCAGAAAGCGCAGCTTTGGAAATGACCATCGCTGAACCAGTGAATCGTGAACCTACTTGATACCCTGTCCATGTACCGTTGGTCACTCGACCAGAATAATCTAAAACGGAAGCATCCAACGCAGCTATAGAAGCCGTGTTAACAATACCTTCATTGAACTTGTAATAAACACCTAAGTCTACATTTGAGTCATCAGTGTTTGTACCAGCGTTAACTTGTGAAAACCAATATCGCCCAATCTGTGTATCATTACGTTGAGTTTTCCAAAAGCGCACTTCGTCTAAAGAAGCAGACAGTTTAGCATCACCCGCCGCCCCAAAATCCGAACCAGCAAAATCCATAACTCCCGTCTCTAGAGCGCCAATGCGCCCAAACATAGAACCAGTGACTTTGCCCATGGGCGTTCCTGTTGAAACAGAATAAACTTGTTCCCCATTTTGATAGAGGCACCCCTTCATTTGTGTATCAGTATTAATGAATGAAAGTGCAAAATGGTTCCATGATCCAGTCAAGCTGCTTCCCGTCAACTCTACCATAGGAACAACATGCGGACCAGGAGGAAAGGTATCTGCGCAGAAACCTTCCGAGCCCGATAACAATTCAACATGAAAGACGGGAGGTAATGTCGTTCCGCTTCCAGAGATCTCTACACGGAAGCGTCCATAATTTGCTGGAACTGGCATTCCCCCACCAGTTGACACATTGTTCCACGCATCGAAAATTACTTGGCGTCTAGATTCCGTAGCATCGCTAAAGGATTCTTTATTGATCCAAAACTCAAGCGTAATGCCGTTATCGCCATTAAGTTCAAGATTAGATTGGCGGGTGGTATTNTTATAATAATTGGAACCCGTGAATGTAAGTGCAAGCGGCTTATCTATCATCCCAGNGGAAGCAGTATGCGGNCCGCCTAAAAACGATATCCACTCCGAACGAGTAGAGGCATCATATCCCCCAGGTTGTTGAAGTGAGAAATCGTAATTACGTCCTAAGCTAATATAGCCATTAGTTCGAGGATATTCGTTTTCAAATAAATAATTATCAAAATAAGAAGAACTGAGATACCATTGAGCTTTCTCTTTCCCAGACCCATCATAAGGATAGCGATTACTGATATAATCTATTCCATCCTCATAATATTTTTCGGCTGAACCATAGCGAGCGAAAGAATTAGGNATTGAATAATCTACATAAGGCTCAAAGCGAAGCTTAGACTTGTCTGTATTCTCTATAAATCCGGCTGATTCTACACCAGAACCAGTTACTAGATTTCCCAGGCTTTTTGCAGGAAGAACTTTGATATTATTTTTTCCAAATAAATCTTTGATACTTGACATTTTTATTCTACTCTAAAAGTAAACACTTCTGATTGTTCTTCATAAACATTATTCAAAAAATAAACAAACTTAATTCCATATTCATATCCCGGCTCTAGCAACGACATATCCAAATCAAAATAACTTCCAGATTGATCATAAGATAGTCGTGTTGAATTATATGAGCCCGTACCAAAAGAAATCACGCTCTTATCATCCACAACTCTAAAAATTTTATAATAAGCATTGTTCACTACATCAAGTTGAATCGGTGCAATAGCTCGTGTGTAAATAGCATCATCCCAATTCTTCTCACGAGTAAAGACGCGGAAACGATTATCGTCGTCGCGACAGTATTGAGATTTTAGATTAACTATTGAAGTCACATACTTTGGAATATAGTAAATCTGTGATGGCTTGAATACTATTGGCTTATAACTGCCGGTATAGTAACAGATTGTACCAGCCGAATCATACCACCTATCATATACTACTTCTTCCGACGTTTTAAGGGCAAACGAAGCAGAGTAGATACCAGTCTCTACCCAGCCACCAGTAACCGGGTTATTAGGTGCAGCAACAATTTCAGCGCCCGTTGAGGCGGAAATATAATTTCTTATATAAATTGCTCCTGTATCTACACCGGGTAAATTTTGCGGCTGACCATCATAATAGTTATAGAGATACAAGGTCATCAAGTTGTCTGGACCACTAAGGACAGAACTAGAAACATAAAACTTCCCGCGATCATCTTTACGAGAATTATCCCAGCGGGCTTCAATGATGGGGCGGCTGAAGAAATATTCACTACCTCTGGCTGAAAAGAATTTTGAATAATACGAGCGCGATCCTAGACCCGTTTGACATAACTCTTGACTACAAGTCAAGAATACACCAATCCCGTAATTTTCGTACCCGTTTCCGGCTGTGCCTGTAATCCAACTCTCCACCAGACCAGTAACATCGATCTCTAGATTCTCAGATCCTATATCAAAAGTTTGTTTATAATTTACCGCCGAATAAGAGGAAGCAGTTAAGAAAGTCCCCCCAGGAGTGACCCACGGAGTGTGTGCGCGGCAGTTAATCCAGTTCGAACCCGTTCCATTGTAGGTTTCATCTGAATAGTTGGATAAGTCAACACCATAACCCTCTTGCCATGATTGGGAAACAGGAGACACTACTAGAGTATAATCACGAGGAACAGTAGTGGTACTCACGACATTTGATAATTTAAGAAAGAACCCAACACTACCAGACGCCGGGATTTTCCCAGCCAGTCGATCAGCTAAAATTGTATTGCCTGGATCGCTGGAAGATACGGGGAATTGTACCAAAATCCGTGAAGCTTCAAGAGATGAGCTATTTGCCTGTGCGTAAATAGAGAAGATCTCCATAGAGTCAGCAAGACCCATATTCGAGCCTGTGGCACGAGTAAGCAAAATCTGCTTTATAGGCATTAGTAATAGTATTGTTTTTATATTGCGGTGTATCTTCTAGTTCCCATTTATTTCACCTACTTGATAGCTCCCTTAACATCCTGCGCTGGAATCTTTAACTCCAAAATTACGTTCTTAGGAACCTCAATGTATCGTCCGTCTGGCGAAGTCTGTCCTTCAATATCAAAATAAGTATCCGAGTAAGAAGCACCTGTCTTTTGTGTAACCTTTACGCTCAATACATCTACTAAGCCAGGGACTTGTTGTAAGGTCTTGTATATTTCCGTTATATAAAAAGGCTCTCCAATTTCCATCTTCTGGGTTCCAAATCGATCTCTCAAGGCTTGGGTTGCGCGATCTAATATCAAAAACCGATTAGTTTCCACCTCTCCTTTCGCGATAAAATCAATTCCTATGTTTACAATCTTAGCATCTAAGATATCAACTGTATCATTTATCATTCTACTTTGATTGATCCAATTTTTTAAATTATTTTTAATAGACGAGTTAGCGGTGGTAAGATTATTGTTTATGTCCTCTGATATAATATACATATTCAAGTTTCTCTTAAATGAATCTGGATCCTGCATGATCGCGATCCTCTTGATCGCTCCAAAATTAGGGGGCATCGAATAAGCAATACTTTTATAATCTTGCGCAGTGACAGCACGATTCTGCGAGGCAAATGTATCATACATTCTAATCTTTAAGTCTTCCGTAGTAGGGATAGTCACATCTCCAATGATTGCTTCATCATTATTGATTTCTACCGAATTTCTCACATCAGAAACTAAGTTCGAATCTAGATTGACTTCATCTTCAAAAACCAAAATAGCATTATCCACTTGAGTTAAGGTATCGACCATCGCATTAACATTTCCAATTTCATTGGTCCTCATAACAATACGAAGCTTTGTGTTCGAGGGTGAGATGCCTAGTTTGTCTGTCCCTAACATGTTAGAGGGATCAAATGACGGTTGCGTAATATAATCCCGACCATGAACGTCTAAGATAACCGTACTTGGATCTATGTAAGGATCGCTCAATGTATTGGTATCGGAACCTGCGCCAAACTGAATAAATGTAGTCTGGGCATCGCGTTCTACAATAAACCTCCGAGGCACTGCAAAGGGCTTCAACAATGATGGAGTCGTCGATTGATTATCTCCACGATTAGTTACAGCTTTGAAAATTACATCTTGGGAAAGATAATCAACTCCATAAAATTCGTTTCCTTCTTCATCAATAATAGAGATGATCTCCGAAACATCAGGCGTAGCGAGCTGAATTTTGAGAAAACGTTGAAATGCTCCAACTTCAATAATTTCTTGAGTTCTTCTTCCTGAAATTACCTGCCCATGAGACTTGATTGCATAATGTGTGGGGGTGCCTGTAGTTGTATCCACGCGGGCTACCACTACATCCAACAATGGATCCGTAAAGCTCACGTCTTGATTTAATAAAAACCCATTTCCATTTTGAGATGTAAAGGAGCTATTTCTCTTTAATATGGGTATGTAGCGTTGGTCTGGTCCAAGACCCGAAGCATTAGCAGGAATCACCACATAGAAAGTGGCAATACCGTATGACGTTGGATTTCCCTCAAGTCGGAAACCCATTTGCTTTCCCAGTTTTAGAACATTGTTATATTCAACCGCTGTATCAATAAAAGATTCGTTAATATTATAATCCAAATAAAAAGATAAAATATCACCCACATAAGAAACCGTGTCTAGCATTAGTGCTCCGAAACCGGCTTCATTGAAATCCTTAAAGGTAGTGGGATAATATCTCCGCGCATAATCCACTAAGTCCTCTTTGATTGAATTAAAATCTCGTGAAGTGTATTTGATTGCTGGAAGTTGTTTTTTGTTAGCCACCGTAATTGTTTCCCTAGTCTTAATTAGTTAATTGGTAAAGTTATATCTAAGCTATCCGTAAAATCCAGAGGACCAATAATATAAGTCATGGACATATATAAAAAGTTAGCATCAAGTTCGGGGTTGTCTCTTTGGGTGGTAAAAGAGATATCTTGTATTTGTACCCACGGAATATAAATTGAAACTTGCTGATATATCTTTCCCGCAATATCCGACCTAACCTGTTCGTTATCCAGTTCGAATAAATACTTTCTTATACCCACTCCAAAAGCTGGATCCATTATTCTTTCGCCCGGTACAGTCAAAACAAGCCCCGCAAGATTTTGTTTAACTGACTCCTGAAAAGACTGATTTAATTGATAGCCATTTGTAGTGTCCAATGTAAGTGGTAGTTTTGGTGATATTCCTGTCATTTTTTTTTCTCCTTATATTCCCGTAGGTCCGCTAGGCGAACAATCGGGAGCAACAAATGGTTGACCCGTGGGATATTGTTTCTCGGGCGTATCTGATGGTCCATAGAATTTTAATGCCGCCTCGGTTTGAGGACCATAATATCCATCTACCACAATCTTTGTGCAAGCCTGAAATTGCTTCAATAGATCTCTGTTATACTGTCTGTATTGAGAGTTTGTTATATTTGCATGAACCTTTATAGCTAAATCATAACAGGGCTCACCACAAGGCTGCGGTGGTGAGGAAGTCTGTTTTGCACAATCAGGTATTATAAATGGTCCACCTCGGGGATACTGCTTGGGTGGTGTATTTTCTGGACCATAAAAATTCAAAGCTGCTTCAGTTTGTGGACCATAAAGACCATCAACCACAATCTCTGCGCAGGCTTGGAATTGTTTTAAAAGCTCGCGATTGTATTTTCTTCTTTCTGATGTCCAGATATTGAGCCAAGCTTCATTTGCCAAACCAGAACACAGTTCTTCACATGGCTCCTCAATAGGTGGTGGTTCTTCAGTTTCACCCTCTATTAGTTCATCAACCTCTGGTTTTGGACATTGATCAACATTAGTGGCTTCGTTTAGATTTACTTTTCCTGCCGAAGCTTCTAAGACTTTCTTTTTCCTTAGCTCTTGCTCTTTGGGGGTGAGTAACGAACTTCCGGCATCAGTGGCTAAATATGCCATTCCAATAGGGGTGATAGGGGGACCAACACCAAAAGGTGGTGGAATCAAATTCACAGGTAGGGCTAATAGAGATGCGGCAATCATCGGAATATCCACATCCCCGAGCAACGCCGCATCGTGAATTTTTTTAGCTAAAGTAATGTTAGGATCAGAGGTTTCAGCCATGCCCTTTAATATCAACAAAGGCGTTCGTGCTATTAAGCCCGCCAAATCGATCCCTGGTATTTCGGCATTATTATCAGCCAATGCAGCCAATCCTTTATTGCCACCAATTTTTCTCATAGTTTCATCTTCATAAGTTGGATCATTGACGTTCAACATGGTGTAAAACATGGACTTCAATTGTTCTTTGGTATTTGTAAAAAGATTGGTCACATTCTTATTATAACTAAAATAGGTTGAACTATAAGTCATCAACAAAAAAGCCATTCGCTGAAGTGGGAAGCAATAATCAAACAAAAATTGAAACTCATCCTTTGTAATCAAGGAGTCTATTAGTTCTTCAGAATACTTATCCCAAAAAACTTCCAAGTCGGCAAGCTGACTTATTACTTGTTGTACTGTTTGATTCTCCCACTCCCCTAGGGATAATTTAGTGTCCACCAAAGGAACACTAAGAATACGACGCTTGAGTATTTTTTCTTGATTTTGGTTTTGAGTTAATTGCTGAACTATTACTCTTTCCTTCTCCTCTAACTCATAAGCCTTTTTAGAGATCGTAGACTCACTGGGAACCAAGGATATTGAAACAGACATGGGGGCAATTGTATTACCCGCTACAGGTGGAGGAGTGCCTGTGTCGAGGGGTGGAAGATAAGTTACTCGTAAGCCCACAAAAACGTCACCCTCAAAAAAGCTTCCAAGTGTTTTGCTCTTGTCGGCAAATCTACTATCTGTTTCAAGAATGGTCTTGAACTGCTTAAGGCTCACATCCCCCGAATCCCAAGAAACCGAAGGATCAATTTTATCACTTTTACTGATGTATCTTTCTAAAATTATATTTCCGTCTCCTAAGTCGAAACTTTGACCCCCCAAGCTAGACCGAGATATATTTTTTATTATAGCAGAGGGTACATTATTCTCTCGGACATGTTCAACATCAAAAAATCGTGGCTCACCTTCAACACTTGGTAGATCAAAAAGAGGTGTCCACTTTTCTAAAAACATTTTAGCCAATGAATCGCCTACAAAATCAACTCCCAAAATCTGTAACATCCGTGTAATGACTGAGTGTAGTTGTTGAGAAACTAGATTTTCTAAGGCTACCTGAACATTTCCAGTCTTAGTCCACCCATTTTCTTTAGCAATCTTATTATGATAAAGAACAGTTTGATTCTGGAAATCAAGAGAATATGATTGATCTAACTTTCCTATATCCTTTACTATTAGATTTGTAAAATAAGATTGAACAAGGGTGTCCACAATATCGAGCTTATCATGCTGGGATTCAAGAGGAAATTTAGATAATACAAAAAGAGACTGCAAGCAAAACTCTGTTAAATATACTCGTATAATAGTGGATATAATTCCCCCAATATTTGCCTGGTCAAGTGGGCTTGCTGAGTCCTGTTGGTTTTCTGAGCTAATTGCTTTACTACACTTAGAATCTTCAAATTCTGCGATCACTTTCTTTTTAATTGATTCAAGGTCTAATAAATGAGGATCGGGACAACCACAAGACTTTTGCTTAGGGGATAATTGCGGAGCAAAATCTACCAATGATAAAATAGATAAATCAAAAAAATCCGACGTTGATACCTCGGTTCCCGCATTTATAAGAATATCCTTAAAGACCCCATCATAATCTAAGGCATCAATAGTTTTATCAATTCCGGTTCCCTGTCGCCAGGACTCCTCAACAAACTTTTTAAAATCTGATTTGGGGCTAAAGACAGTCGTATTATCAAACCCTTCACGTATTTTTACCACAGCATCCAAAAGTGGGGCGCTCTCCTCCGAGACATAAGTAAAGAGAGGGGATTCCTGAGATCCTTGGGGGATAATGGAAAAGGCGTACTGTTCCAAGCTAATATCTTCAGACGGTAACGAATCATAAGAAATTTGAAATTCTATATTAGAATTTTGTGTTTGAACGGAGTCGGCTGATCTATATTGGGACATCGCATCCACATATTCTTGATTAGAGTTATCTAAACCAGTTTTATTTGGAACAGTAAAGATAAATCTGGTATCCTGATTTCTTAAGAGCGTGTTTCCTTCCCCGAAGCTCTCATAAAAACCTCTTAGTTCGGGCGCGACAACTTTTACAGATCCAGCTTCCGCTTGTTGTAAAACATTCACAGAGCCATCTCCGGTGGGGGCGGGGGGTGCGGCTTGTTCCGGTATCTTGGTCTTGCCTTCTATGTCTACAGTGATCGCACTGGGAAAACTAGAAACTTCCTTGTTGAAACTCATATAAGCCCCATCGTAAATAACATCCACTGTTTTAGATAATAAGTAATCATTTATGGGGGGCTCTTTTGGAGCAAGAGATGCTTTCTTCCGACCAGACAAAGTGATGACACAATCATCTTCGGGTACAACCCCTTCCATCAATTTATCTTGGGCAAGTAAGTCTGCAAGTTCAGAAAATTTCTTCTTCTTTCTTTCTTTGGCTCTCTCAAGTTGCTTCTCTATTTCTTCTTCTGGTATTCCTTTTTTCTTGAGTTCTGCTCGCTCGTATTCTATTTGTGGCGACTCGCAATCAACCATTAACTCGTTGCTTGGGTCCAAGGGAGAAGTTTGCTTAGTTAGTGTAGTTATCCTATCCGTCAACACTATCTTGTCTACTAGAGCCCCTACATTTGTAAACAATCTATTGATTTGAGCATCTGATTCAATTGCAGGCAAGATTAAATTATAAGCAGAATTATTTTTTGCTAGAGTCCGGATAGCCCCCAACACACTTTCAGGTGCCTCTCCCAGAAGAAGGCCGCCTGCTTGACCTGGCTTGAGAATACTGGACACATCATCTATTAAATTTTCTATTGAGCTAGCAACTTCACCAAACGACACAGCGGTGGGCAATATATCTTTAACTCCATTTACTAAAGAGTTTTTTAATTCTTGAGCTTTTGCAGGTGAAAACGAGGATTTAGCACTCTCGCCAATAAGATTACCAATATCTAGATCCCCTATATTCCCCTGCTCGCAAGATTCACAAACTGACCTAATTGTGCTCTTTAGCATCGATAGCGTAGCCTCGCTGATTGACTCCATGATAGTATCAGCGACTCCTGTAGAGATGCCCGCTAAGAGATCAATAGTAGGAGAGAGATTTTAAATCCACTGTGGGCAACTCAGGTAACTCTCCCAAGGGAACCATTTGAAAGTTATCAAAATTTAAAAAGTCGGCGGAAAAATCGGGAAGATCAAGGTCTAACCCAAATTTTACTATTTTATATAACTTATCATAAAGGTTCCCGATTGCTGTGGCTGTATCCGTAAGTGTTTCGTCAAACCCTAGAGAAACAGATGGTGCTCCTAGATCATCTAAATTGATCTGGTTGAGTATATCAACAATTTGATCTAAAATAGCTCCTTTATCATTTTCGCATACCATGTATAAGAGCCTATCAAATAAGTTTTGATTCTCAAAAAAGGAAACAACTTCCTTTGGGCTCCACGCTTCCATTACATCTATAATATCTTCGATTTGTTGAGGCATTTTGACTGAAGTCGAGGCTTTAATTGATGGCTCAACTCCTCCAAGATATTGAGTAGATAAATTTAGTTGTGGCGTTTTCGCAAGAAGCTCTAGTTCACGCGGGGGAAGTGCAGCAATCACTTCACGAACATGCTCTTTGAGCAAGGAAGCAGTTTTCTCTAGTTCCCAAAACTCCGTAATGTTTGGACCACGTTCTAGACCAGTCATATCTATTACACGATCAATCAAATCAATGAAGTCAGAGCAATCAAGTTGTTTAATAAAAGACATCAACATTATTTCTTTAATGTCTAAGATAGGCAAATCCATGCCTGCGCACTGCGCGGCTTTTTTAATAAGCCCGCGCATACCATATTTGTTCAACACTTCCTGATAGGCTTGCGGGAGTGATTCAATCAGCGCGATATCTCCGCATGGACCAGGCGGACCAGGAGATCGTGAAGTTTCGGGATCCTCCGCAGAAAGGTCAGGGGGCGGCAGTAGAGGTTCGCTAGCTGGTGGCTTAGTTGGACCTATAGTGCTTCCAACAAATTTAGTTTCGCCTTTGTTTTGATTAGACGCGCATTCTCGAATAGTGCAGTTTTCATTAAGTTCTTTATCTTCCCAATCCTTATAGGTTTGTGAAACAATAGCATCCACTTTTACTTCTGGTAAAGCACAAGATAGAAGGGAATTTTTTATTGCCGGAATTCCTGTAGCCCGAGGGATTGCATCACAGCGTGATGGACCTGTCGCGGTCGGTGGTGGTCCTTGTCGTGGCTGCGTAGGCTCACTTGATATTTCCTCCTCCAATGACTCAGGGGTATCTTCATCTTCGCACTCACAACAATCCGTGTCGAGTTTTGTGGGCGGGGGTCTTTCTAAGCCAAGAACATTTTTTAAAACCTTATTCACATCCTCATCTATAAAAGTCGGGTAACTCTAACAAATTTAGGACATCATTAAATGAAATACGATAAAGAATAGCATTTTTAAAAGCATCAGTAGGAGAAATATTTTTATCTTCTACGGTAATTTTATCTAAAATGCTTATAACTTGTGTGCTCTTGAGTGATGAGTCTTTATCTATTGTCTCAACAAATAAAGTTTCCAAAATAGAATTAGCCGCTGAAATAGATTCAATTCCCAGCGTGGCGCTTTGAACTAACTCTTTTCCTGTTTTGTTTTGTAAATCAGAAACAACCGATTGTGAGGTAAGAATGGAGGTGTAAAAGTATCCACCCCCGTTTTGCTCGGCTTTGGTCTGAAACCCCCATACCGTTTCCTTACTCTCCCACTTAGGAGTTATTTGAGTTATTATTTGTGGCATCTTAATTTAAGTAATGAAAGCGACTAAAAATAGCTTTCGCCCCCGTCACACATAAATAATTGGTTTTCAATTTTTCTATATTTTGCTTTTGTGTTACAAGCCCCTTCTTTGCATTTTGCAAATGATCCGAAGCGGTTTTTGCGCCTCTAGATTGAAGTGGTGGAGAGGCTGTGGTAGCTTGACCATAAAATGGCGAGAAATGAAAATGATGAGCAACCTCCACATTCATCAACATTTGAGCGGATAAAAGCGAATCTACAATTCCATTGAGGGAACTTACTTGATCAGCTAAGGCGCGACCCAATCCTGCCATTTGGTTTCCAAGCACCATGGGTTCCATCTTACTATCATCATCCCCGGCTATCAAGCTCACGCCTTCGATACCATCAATAATTCCGCCTTGAGAATTACGAGTGTCGGTTCGAGTTACTAATTTTATACCCTCGCGAGCAATTACTCTAATACCGTCCGCCTTGAGTGCTATGGCTGATTTTCCGTCAGAGTCAGTAGATTGATTTCCACCCGCAATCCTAAAGTTTCTATCTATATCTGTTTTTTGACTAATATATATTCTGGCTGCGTCGTTATCAAACGAAGGATTAACATAGGCTCGCTCGCCTTCAATAAAAGAGCGGGCTTGAGACCCCCATCGACCCACCACAATATCAATGGATCCCGCTTGAGTATGACCTGCACCACCGTAGCCACTCAAACGTGTTGAAGGTCGGTCGCGACCGAGAACAATACTGGTGTTGTTGGAACCCTCTATGATCTTTTCCGATTGCGTTGTAATGAGGGTTGGAACACCCTCTGTTAGTGGATCTCCAGCGATGCCTTCGGCTCGAATCGACGAGCTGCGATCTAAAGAATCTATCCTATTTTGGACACTGGGCTGGATCTCGTTTTTGCCCGATATAGATACTGATTTTTTCCAATTACTCATTTTGTTTTATGATACTCCACTTCTAATCTTCTTTTGATTGTTCAATAGTGTTGGTATGTGTTGCCAATGCCAATGTTCTATTTTAATTCTGCGGAAGCCATACTTGCCCCCATTCGCAATCAACCAATCCCAAACTGGTCCTTGACCCGTACTTACTCTGGTTTTGCGGCGAATAGAACGATCATTAGGAATACCAACTGTGTTCAAATCTAAGGCAACACCTGACTGATGATTAGAAAATCCAGGTGGTGCCGCCTTGTTGCCCGTTCCATTGAGATACTTACAATAAAAATATTCTTGTTCTTCAGGAAGACGGAAAGCACTATTGATCTTGATCGAGACTCCATCGCGTTTTGCTTCAGCCTGCATTTTCAAGAAAGCGTCAGCCACACGAACATCAAGAATGTGCTTTCCAATGTAACGTGCCTCGAAATTATATTCTTTTCCCTTCAGAAATCCTTTTTGCGTCCACGTACCCGAGTCGGTTGGGGCGGGTCGCGGAGGTCGGATGCATTGATTGCTTTGTTGACCGGGAGCGGAAGGGTTAGTGTTTGCATCGGGACAACTAACAGTTGTATCTGCTGAAACTGTGACTGCGCCACTTCCGGGTGAAGAAGTTGGACCAGTTGAGAGGGAGGAAAATTTTTCATACGCTTTTTTAAATTTTGGAGAATAGGAACTTACTTGACCAGGACCATTATAGATGCGGACAACAGCATCAAAGTTAGGAGGGTTATGAGTAAAGGCTCGTCTTTTTTTAGAACTCCTAAAGGCATCCTTAAACCACTGAACCACCATCATATCACTGGTAGTAACGGGGTCTTTATCATAAGCTGCTAAAGCTTCCGATGGGTTATTATCATAAGCTCGAAGTAAAGCCCACCCCATTACCTGATAACTACCCCAGGATGTTGCCTTGATCGCCTGAACAGGATCAAGTTTATATGCTCGCTCAAATGCTGCCCGATTTGTATGAGAACGTTTTTTATCTAAATAAAAATCTCTACCCTTGGATCTTTTCTTGCGATTCTTGGGGTGATTAGCCCACTCCTCCGATGATCGAGTGTTGTATTGAGAAGCATATGGTATTTTCTTGTTCCCTGTATAATTGGGACCACCATATAAGTCTGGTCTGCTTCCTTTCGCATTTCTCTTTTTGAGTATAGCTGGACCATACATGCCTAAAAAAGTATGCGGCTCAAACCTTACTGTATTGCGGGTAGGCGTTCTTCCTCGTGTCTCCACCTCTATAAAGGAAAAGAGCAATCCTACTGATACACTAATTCCCGTCTCCGACTTAATGAGAGAAGAAACATTTTGTGCTCGCTGTAACTTTGAGGATCCACCGGAAGAAGGAGAAAGTCTTCCCGCGCTCGAAGCAGCGGAAATATACCCACCCGATGATGGTTCGCAACCCTTTACAAAGGGTGAATTATTCGGGGGCGCTGAAGAACCACCACACCCAAATTTACCCATACCTCGAAGACCATTAGAGCCTCCAAAAGCCGCACTCCCTTCGTTACTCTGGCTTGGATCATAAATTCCATTTTTAGTGGAGGTAGTATCACCCGCAGTTCCCGCACCATCAGCATATTTCTTGATATAAACAGGTTCAGTTAAATTATTCTTATCCGCGAAATCTACAATCACCACATCACCAACATTAATATTCTCTTTACTGGCTTCTTCATCAATAGCAGTAAAGGTTGGGTAAAGATTGATTATGTCTTGGTGTGGTCCGGTCGGCACATCTCCATATAATGCTGGTTCAGGTAAAGCCGCATGTATTTCAGGGACACGCACTTTCAATTGCTGTAGTGGCTTTGTAATCATTCCAGGTAAAGATGCCCAAATGCTATTTGCTGAATCATCGTGACCTGGCTCAACACGTAAGACAATGCCTTTCAGGGAGCCCACATTATCAAATAACTTATTATTATATTGATCTTTTAAAACATTTCTTAGAGCCCCCATAACTGTTGTATCTGTGGGGTCATATGTGATGGCTGTATTTGGCTTCTCTATTTGATTGAGATCACCAAAGCCGGGACGAATGCGCGTATCTTTTTTCTTAGCTGCCACAATCTAGTCACCAAGGTTATTCAACTCGTTAAAAATCTCGTCACGTTCTTCAGACGAAAGGCCAGTGTCGCCTTTTTCACTCTTTTGTTTAAGACTGGCAATCTTTACAAGCTGTTCATTGGAACGCTGAAGTGTTTCAACATATTTCGCAGCAGTAATTCCAACATCGCGATGACGATCTTCGGATGCAGCAATATACTTTACTAAGTCCTTTAAAAGCTCTTTTGTTTGTTCCCGATCCGATCTGATATTATCTATTGCTTCATTCGCGAGTGCATCAAAGTTTGTTTTTATTCGTTCCATCTTTTTTTAAAATTAGCATAATCACTTCTAAATCTCTGAAGGCTATTTAAAACCTGCTTAGTGTTTAGATTGGTAATTTCTCTAATGTATAGGTAAATAGCTTTCTTATTAAATATTTCAATGACATCTGGCTCCGATAACAAGATCTTAATGGCTTTTAGAACCTTTATTTCGTTATCTTTGAGGTTTTGAGTTTCCCACCGATAGATCTCTTTCCATAAGTGTTGTATATATTCTTCCCATTCTCTCTTATCGTCATAATCATTATATACAGCAAGATGGCGAGATTCAGCGCTCTTAGAGATATCTTCGAAAGCTGATTCTCGTCGGAGCTGGATTGCAGTCTTCTTGACTTTGGCGATGAACCAATTTTTGGTAATCACACTAAAATAAGAAAAAGCTTTTGAACCCTTGGAAGCATCAAAATTGCTAAGGATACTGATAAGGTGAATCTCGCACTCATCCTTCAGCATTGATACATTGGGGAGATTGGTAAATTTATACGTAAAAACAATTTTATTTATCATCTCCAGAAAAACAGGTCGAATAACATCACGATAAACTACATTACGATATTCCATATCATCTGAAGCGATATAGTCTAAAATTGCCTGCTCATGGACAATGGTAAAATATTTTTTACCTTTTTTACGCTTCTTCTTCTTCGTCATCTTCTAAGTCGCTTGTAGCTTGTAATAGTTGGTTGGCTAATTCTGGTTGTGTAAAAGAATAAATTTCTTCATAACCTTTGAGATATTCTATCATCTCATTTGTGTGGTCAAGTAGAGACTTCAGAGTTTCATCGCCATAAAAAGTGGGCATCTCATATACCGAGCTTAGGTGCTCTCGAAAAGTATCAATAAGGCTGAAAATCTCGGCACTTGATTCCGAAGCCGTATATACTGCATTAATTTTTGTCAATGTATTTTTAGCATAACCAAACATTAAAATATTGATTATAAGCGAAATAAGCGCTATCACTGACAAAGATGAAATTAGATAAGTCATTTTTTATACACCCTGTTTTTTAGACCTTCCTGGTCGTTCCTCAGTTCTTCTTTGGCTTCTTCTATTGTATTCTTTACTACCTCACCGGAACTCTTATCGCGGCGATCCGAACTTNAGGTATTAATAAATATATTACTAGGGATGCGCTCCAAGGAGTCATCCTCTCCGCAATTTTTACAAATAGTGTAACTATCGTTCAAGGAGTGAAAAACATCAAAACATGCGTCACATTCTCGACAACTATAAGAGTACCTAGGCAAGTGTTTCCTGTTCCATTGTGGGGGCTTGGATCATAGGGGGATTCTCAACCACCAAGCCATCGGCACTATTCACCAAAACGAATTCTTTTAGCATTTCCGTAATATCAACTTGTTCCATCAATCCCTTTTGCAAAGCCATCATTAAGGCTCCGATTGCTTGATTAGATAATTTATAGTTTGTCATATGTTCTCCTTATGTTTCAACAACGTATAATAGGTTCTTAATTCTTTCTGGTTCCCAAAAACCTTTATACCATAGTTTATCACTTAACTGATCTTTTTTTAAATCTTCTTTCATTGTGTCAAGGATACAGTTTTCATAATGGTATAAATATAATTCTTTTCCGTAATACATCACACGCTGATTTTGTTCATTTGCCCTGAGACATAAATCAACATCCTGATACGAAGCTTTAAGAGATGGACAAAAACCACCGCTTTTCATATACCACTCCGCGTCTATAATCAAAAAGGCACCCGTTATAAACAATTCACCTTTGTTGCAATTTACTTTTGGATCATCCTTGGGATATCCGCGAAACATGTGTAAGGCAAATAATCCGGCTTCGCCTGGTCTTAGTCCAAACATCGAACCGGCATATTGAACCTTGTCTGCTCTATCGGGCTTGTGATATAAAAAATTCTTTGGTAGGGTAAAGGAGCTTGGTTCCTGTGATTGTATTTTTGTTTTCAGTATGTTTCTTATAAAGTATTGATAGAATCTCTGGATTGTTTGTCCATAAAATCCGAAACTCCACAAAATAATATCTTTTAGGTTTGGTGATTTAGTTTTCAGGGCGTGAGTGGCGAGATTATGCAGCATTGAGAAGTTAAATTTATTCGCAGTGTTATCCACCCGCATATATGAACAGTCGCTTTCAAGAGCAATAGTTTTAATATGTTCTGTCTCTGAACGATCATCGATTATTAAGACATTTGCAAAATCAAATATTTCATTCTGCTTCATGTTGTTCAAAGTAAACTGCAAAAGTTCTGCATTATCCTTGATACAAAGAAGAAGGTGTGGTTTTTTATAGTCGGTAATCTCAGCATCAATAAATTGACATCTGTATTCATTGGAAGTCGTCTTTAAGTTATATGAATTAGAATAGAAACTTTTTACCACATCATCTTCTGATTGTACTATAACAAACTTGGATGGATTGATTTTCTTTTTAAAATTATATACGTGTGTAAGATTATTCATTTTATTCCTCAATGTAATATCTCTCTATATCATCTAAAACTTCTTTTGTGTCCTCAAGGGTTTGATTCTCCAGTTGAGCACTTGGCTCCATTACACACCCCTCTCCCCACTCATTCCATGAATTCATAAAAAGGAAATTTTCAGATTCATCAGAATTATCTTCGAGTAATGTATTATATAATTGTTTCATTAGATAAAGCTTATACACTTCTCTCGACGTATTAGAAAAAATAATAGCTTCCGATTTTGATCGTCTCGGGGTATTGTCCCACCCTGGAAAGAATCCGTTATAATAAGAGATATTTGCTTTACGAACTTTTTCTGCGTATGACCAGTCGCGAATTACCTTGGTTGAAGAAAAAGGCCTCACCTGGGTCTTTTGTTTTCCTTTGGCTTTAGTTATTATCTCATAATTGTGCTCCTTATCAAAAACTAAATAAGTTCCCTTCTTATGTGATAATGTTCCTTGAGTACCTTGATTATTAGAAAAATTTGGTTGAAATTCACATACACCGTCCACACCCGAAAATATCCGATTATCAAAATTCCCCATACACTGAATTATGTGAATCCCATTCCAGCCCTGCTCCTTGGCTCTAGTATCCCACCACGCCCTCATCTCGGGAAATGGTTTGATGTGTGTAGCGCGGTAGATCAAGAAAACAGGTTTATTGTTTATTTTTATATAATTCTTGTGATGGAAGAAATTGCATAAATATTTAAAATGCGCATCCCATTCTCTAACTGTACCATAAGATTGAGGGACAAGGACTTCATCCTCTAAGCCATCCCAATTTTTTGTCCAAGGCTCATTCGCCCAATTAAGGCAAAAGGGTAGATCAGGTTCCCCATCTTCCAGCATTTTCTCCAAAGGCTTATATAACGCCCGACGACCATTGAACCAATAATGATGATAACAAAATCCATAAACACCCGCTTCTTTTGCCAAACGTGCTTGGTGCGCACGAGTTTTTTTATTCATTAGATCGTAATATCCCAGTTCGGGATGTGGCGTCAAAAACTTTTGATTCTTAAACTTTGGCTGGGCTTTTTTTAAATTACTCCAGTCAGTAAATCCTTTGCCCCATAGAATATCATTTAAGTCCGATTGGTGATATTGGGGAAAATAAAAGGAAATAACTTTTGGTTTGGATGTCCTAATCTTTTTGGTCGGAAGAAAAAATAATGTGTATTTCATATTACGAACAATGGCTGAAAAAAACCTCTCAAAAGCATGAGCCATCGTTCCATCGGACGGAGGTATTCCTTGGAGATTTTCAAAATTATTCAAATCACACGTATGCTTTTTAAAAAAATTTAAAATATCTCCACGTACCCAAAACATCGTTCCTGCTGCAAAACTTTTGGACTGTGGATATGAGGCTTTTGGATTAATTCTATATCTTTTACATAACTTTTTATAATTTTTTAGATTACTGGACATATCTTGGCACATATAATCAGCACAAGAAATCATTCCCACCTCATTTTTACTCTTAAAAATATCTATTATCTCTTGAACCCTCTCTGGTGTTCCTAGAAGGGTATCTAATAAATCTTTCCTCCACTGATCCCCGGTCACTTCAAAAGGGTTGTTATTATGTATCCCCTTCTTAGTGTGAATCTTGCAGATATAATCATACCTTTTTTTGAGATTATTGGCGTGGTTGGCGGAGACAGTAAATCCACCAGGGTCCATTCCCTTGTTTTGAGAAATCGTATAGTAGAAATTATTGCCTTTCAGATTTTGATATAGGTTAATTATTTTAGATATGTCACGCGAATTTTGTAATCCACCTTTTACATCGCGACTAAAATTTATATATAAATCATAAGCGAAAGGTATATTTTCTAAGTATGGATTGAGTTGAGGTAATACATCCAAGTGAAAAGCATGTATAAAAACAGCAGCTTTTGGTGAATTCATTTCTCCAAATATTTTACCACTTTATCATGGATTTTTGAATCAACATTTTCTTTCCACGAATCGTCTTCATTGTTTATTTGATTGCGAATTTGTGTTGCCGAAATAAAACCAATATCTTTCGGTGGAACATGTTCCACAATTCCATAACCAACTCCGCGTCCGTAATTGACCGATTCAATATCTGGTATTGATAATACTTCAACGTCATCGTCAGCATACGCAGTCTCTAACATGTCTATAGTTTGCTCCGTTGTGAACGGATTTTTTTCATCAGGAGGAATATCTCTTACGCAAATAAGAACAGGAACTCCTTGATTTAGTTTTTGACCAATCAGCCATTTGTGACCATTATGCAAAGGTTGCCAACCTACCTACGAACATCGCTCTTTTGTTATTCATTTGTTTTCTCCTTGTTCAATGAAATCAATTGTTTTTTGCCATGCGTTCGGATCTGTCTTATCAAATCTGATAGCATGATCGTCGATATAGTATTTGGCTGGGTGTTTGATATTTGTAACATCGTCAAAGAAATGAGATAGACTATATTTTTCCAGCCACTTTCTAATAGGCTTAACTGGTCGGCTTGATACAATTATCAAACGATACCCAGCATCCTTTAGTTTTTGTAATGAGGGGATAGCACCTGGCATGGGGGGGATCATATGTATTATCCAACCCCTGAAACCCTTTAGAGTATCGATGAATAACACCATCAAAATCTATTGCTATAGTGTTATTTTTGAATTCTGTTTTAACTTCTTTCAAATCCATAATTTATTCAAATCCCTCCATGAAGTACGAAGTATCTTCTTTGCTCAAAAATCGTTCGGCAAGCTTAATGTTATCATCCACAAAAAAGTCGCGTATTAGTGCGTGTGTATGAGGTGGTAAAGTTTTGTGCTTAAGCGAACCAAGCTCACTGGATACGTTTCTCCTCCGAGTGCTTACATCGGCAGCCCACAACTCCTTATAAAGACCAACGGTTTCTAAAAAATCCTCCACAACATCGCCATTTTTCATAACTTGAGGATGATAGAGTCGCACTAATATTTTGTCCTCCCCACATACCGAAGCCCAATACTTCACAATATTTCTCCAATAGTTAAATTGGATGTATTTGTTTTTTTTTATGTGCTCTATAAATTTGCAATAATCCTGAAGCGAGTTGGACTTCGGAGCTATATTTCCACAATAATGCGATTTCAACGCATCAAATTGGTTTCTCACATAATATACTATTTTAAAATCAAAATTTTCGTTAAGTTCGCGAAAAAATAAATCTTGGGTTATGTAAGAGGGGGAAGCAGGTCCGAAAGTGGCTAGTCCACACTCCGAACTCAAAATAATATATTTTTTATTGGTTTTAGATATTTCGTCTCTCAAGTCATCCAGCATTTTTTCATCTTCTCCTCTCTGATATTTACACAACCGAGAATCCCATCCAGAACTGTGCAACTCTAAATGCTGTAGTGATGAATAACGCCCATGTGCCTTACCACGACAAGTTTGAGGATAATAAACAATAGAATCAGAAAATAAATTTGCTAAAAAATATTGAATACTTGTGGTGCCTGTTTTTCCGTGTCCCATATGTAAAAAAAGTTTCTTTTTCATTTCTGTCTATTTAATGCGTTTTATAAAATCATCCCACGATTCCACTTCCTCATAAGAATATTTATAGAGTTCAATATCCTCTCTATAAATTTTAGAAACCAAATCATAAGATTCCTGATTGTAAAAATATTTATAATCAGGAACATCGGCTACGTCGAATTGCGACCAAGGAACATTGGCTACGTGTGGTAGTGCGGATACGCAAGACGAAGACCCCGGCTTACGTCTGGTGTGATGTGGGGTCCGTGATTTTCCTGATTGGCTCTCAAAATCAAAAGAAGTGCCCAAATCCTCATTAACGCTCTTTAAGTCCTCAGTTAGATTTTCCAATTTGCATACTTTATTGAAAAATCCCTGGTGAGTTTTTTCTACCGCCCTTATTTGACTGCTCCAGTGTATATCTTGTGCAGAATTCGGTAGTGAAATATTCTTCAAAAAATCAATAAAACTATCTTGGGTTGTGAAGTTATGTAAGGCACCAAGTTTACGACCCATAGTATGACAATAGGAACTTACTGCACGGGTAAACGGGTTTCTTATTATTTTTATTTTATAGACTTTTTTAGACAAAAGTTTTTCTGGTGTAAGGGGGAAAGGATAATTTTTTTTCCTATCTTTCCCCTGGAAAATTTCAGTTCTATATCGGTGTATCCATAGATTGTGCTTGTGGGCCGCATCTAGCAATCCCATATGTTCAAAAAACATTGATGCAACCAAAGCACTTCCGGCTTTGGCGCTCCAATCTATCAAAATATTATTTTCTTTATCATAGAATGGAAACGGCTTCCATAATTTATTATTCTTTGCCATGGGGGACTCTATAACTTTATTATATGTTTTTTATAATAAAATCCTCTAATGCAGCCACACCATCTCTCACATCGGTGGCTGACGTATCAACAATCAATGCCGGACTACTTGGTTCTTCAAAGGGATCGGAAATTCCTGTAAAGTTTTTGATTTCCCCCGACAATGCTTTCGCATATAATCCCTTGACATCACGCTCAATACATTTTTCTACAGGACACTTAATGAAAACAGTTTTCGCTCCACAAGTTTCTTCAAGTTCTTTTCTCAATTCTTCATAGGGGTTGATCGCGGACATAATTGTTACCACATTATTCCGTGATAGAACTTTACCCACAAAACCCAATCTTCGAATATTGGTGTTTCGATCTTCTTTCGAAAATCCTAAATCTTTACATAACCCTTCGCGATATTCATCACCATCAATGATTTCTACTTTGAAGCCCTTTGTCTTTAATCTTTTTTCAACTGCCCGAGCAAGAGTTGTTTTTCCAGCTCCCGACAATCCCGTCATTTGTATAAGCATACCTTTTGTTTTACCCCACTTAATAAAATTCCATAAGCGTTCATGAAAAAAGAACATAAACACCTGAATAGTATTATAACACAAAGCTATGAAACTTGTAGATTTAATGTTACCCGTCGCCAAAAAAGCAACGATTACTAAAACAGCGACACCAACCAATCGCCAAGTTATGGCTTTCCAAAAGCTTCTTTGTCCTGTATCAATCATTTCTATCAGGCTTCTCTTTGTGTAGCTTATCTAAAAAATCTATAATAGTAGTATCCACAACTGGGGCCCAATCCGAGGACAAGCGTGTTTCTCTCCACTTTTTCAATATCGGTCCTCGATGCGGCAAACTTCCATATCTCTTAATTTTTTCTTCAAAATCTTCTACACTTCGTATTAGATAGTGATTTAGTTGTATTTTACTTATACTTCTTTCAACCTGTCGATATTCAGGAACATCTGGGGTCGGCATTTCAATAAAGTTTTCATCAACGGCAAATTTTTGTATTATTTGATTTCGATTCTTCCTCTTGTGATACATGCAATAATGGGGATTATTTCGCGGAGGTATGGGTGGGTGTCCATATTGAGCTTGAAGAATAGTCTTATATCCTGTCCCATTATTTGCCACACTTCCTGTATAGCTATGAATTACACTTTTTTGTTTAGTTTGGTGTCCGGAGGTTCCGAAATTTTTCCACCACATAACCAAGCCACCATATTTTTCATATGGATATAAAAATTCCTTTAAATCAATGTTTCCATCTTTCATAACAATAAACTCATCGGCATCGATAAAAGCAATCCATTGAAACTTATTTTTATTCTCACTCCAACACTTATGATAACAATCCATCATTTGTTTCACAGTTGATACTCTTTCTACAGTAACATTATCATAGTCAGCTAAGGCTGATTTCAGCGGAATAACGGACAGGTGATCATAGATAAAGAAGTGTTCAACCCCTATAAGCGTGTGGTATTCAATATTCTCTTTTAAGCACTCAAGATCATCTCTACAACGAATACACATAGCTAAAGTCTTTTTCACTTCAAAAACCTCTCGCCTTTCCGCCTTTGTCTAATAATTTGCGCTGGATTTCCATACACTAGCACATTATCAGGCACATTCTTTGTAACGACGGAACCGCCCCCTATAACACTATTTTCTCCAATGATTAATCGATCAAAAACAGTAGCATTTAATGTAATGGCAGCACATTTTCCAACTTTAACACGACCTCCCAAAACTACGCCTGCTGAAATCAGAGCATAATCCNCAACCACACANTCATGCTCTATATTTGCATTTGTTAAAACCACCGAAAAATCGCCTAAAGACGCACCAGGATTTATAATTGCCCCCGCACCAGCCAAAATTCCGCACCCCAAATTAACATTTTTTCCAATACTCACAGATGGGTGTATTGCATTATACCAATTAAAATCAGACTTAATTTTTAGTATTTGTTGATGGACATTATACCGGGTCCAGTTATCGCCAATAGTTATAAACCCGCCGTCGATGCCATAATCCTTGATTAGATTTAAAAAATTTTCTTGGCGACCAATAATTTTATACCCATACAATTCTTTTCCAATCTCTTGTGAAGAATCAATAATGCCAATTATGTTATATTTATCTTCTTTTTCAACAATATCAATACATACTAAAAGACTGGCACCGCCCCCTATTAAAACCACATTCTTCATAGTTTTTGAACGCCCTCTAAAATTCGTATAATATCATTATCGCTAAGTGAGGAATAAACCGGAAGATTAATCATGTGTGAATATAATCTCCTCGTTTCCGGAAACTCTTTCAAAGGCCTATAGTATTTAAAAACCTCTATCCCGCTTTGTCTTGACACAGCTTCTTTGTCTGCTTCGTTATCAAAAATAATCGGAATATTTCCATATATGGTGTCTTCCTTATAATTAAATATTTCAACCTTTTTCTTGTGAGAAAACTTTTCTATTATTTTATTTTGAATCTCTACATGCCTATCAATATTATAATTATCTATCTGTGAAAGGATATAGGCAGCAGAAACATCAGACATTTTATAATTAGACGAAAGCCTGTGGTATTTTTTATCTTTATCATATCCGAAATTTGTTATTTGCAAGAGCATTTCATAATCTTCTTCCGGGGCTACTACAAAACCTCCTTCTCCAAAGCCCAAATATTTTGTATGATGAAGACTCCCAAAAGAATAATCCCCAAAATTGCAAATGTTGGTCCCATCACATTTAGACAAAGGGGAACTAGCATTATCAAATATTAAAATTTTATTGTGCTGGTGACAAAAATTTTCCCACGCTTCTAAATCAACATAACTTCCAAATAAATTCGTAATAATTATTCCGTCATAAGGAGCGAGCAAATTTGCATCCAGGGGTAGAGTTGCTGTACCACCATCAATATCCAAGACATTAACATCAAACATATTTCCAACTACCGCAGATGGAAATGTAAAAGCAGGTGTAACCCACTTTTTCGTATTATATTTTTTTTCACATAAAAGCATAATTCCGTGTAATGCTGCGGTTCCATTACTAAAGCATAAAACCCTTTTATCTTTTAGTCCTAAAATTTCTTCCAGCTTTTCTTCTAACAATTTTTTAACCGGACCATTATTAGTATAATGGTTAGTAAGCTCAGAAAGGGATAATAACTCTTTAATACGTGAATGAGAGATATTCTTTTTGCCAATAAATTTAATCATGCAAAACTTGTATCCTCTGGAGTTACTATGTTGAGTGTACTTCTCGTCGTTTGGGCAATATTTTCACTTCTATCTTTCGCAATATCATAAATAGATCGCCTGCGACATCCAACATGGACAATGCCTCTTTTGCCACTCAACACTTCATCTAAAACTTTCGGTGCAATAATATCCACATAATCTTTTGAACTCCATTGGTCCACAAACGCAGCTTCATAAGGAAACTCATAACCAAAAAAGCTTGTCCTAATAATTAAACTATCGTCATAAGTCCTTACCAGCAATTCGGCGGCGGCTTTTGTCTTTGCATACTTGGACAACGGATTGATTGGGTCATCAATCGTGTATTCTCCTTTGTCGCCGTCGAACACATAATCAGTTGATATAAAGACAAGCTTTTTTCCTAAATCTTTACAACTTCTCAACACATTCAGTGTCCCCAATACATTCACATCCCAAGCAAGTGAAGGATCGTTTTCTGTGGCTTTTACATCGGTTATTGCAGCAGAGTGAACTACTGTATCGCAATCCCCCGAATCCTTGAGGAAATTATGAATTTGATAAGAATTTGTTATATCACAATAGTTAGACGCTGGTGCTATAAACTCTACCTCATGTGCTTTAGAGATTTTTATTAGCTCGCTACCCAGTGTTCCCGAACCTCCGGTAAGGAATATCTTTCTTAAAATCGCGTTCATTGATTAATCTCTTTTTTTTGAGCACACTAAGATATCTGTAAATTCCCCCACTATTCCATAAAAATGGGAAAAATATCTTCTCATTTCCACTGTAAAGCCGGAAGACCACAAGCCTATAAGTTGATGGAGATCTTGACCATAGTGGTGCGTAACAAGACTATTTTTTCCTATAGGATTGCCATGATATTCCAATGGCTCTTGAGTTAAATTTTTAATAGAGCCATCTTTTAAATAAGTCGCCCGAGGTTCAGTTTTAGACTTACTAACATAAACCGGAACCGANAAAATAGTCAAGCCGCCCGGTCGTAATGTCCTGTAGGCTTCCTTAACAACGGCTTCTGGATTGTTGACATGTTCTAATACATCTGAGTGGATATGGAGATCCATAGATTCATTTTTGAAGGTGAGTTTTTCCAAATTTTCATTTCTAAATCCATTTTTAAAAGTCTTTTGAGAGTCCCCAAAAAAATGTGATGGAATATAATTATCACACCCTTTAAACATTTGACCACAACCATTAACAGAAGGGGACGATTCATGAATTATTATAGCGTCTATTTTTTTAATTTTTTCCCTTATTGACAATGCGAGAGCGCGATGTCGGGGGAGGGAGCGACAAACAGGACAGTTCAAGTAATCCCTAAACCAAGGATTTTCCGAACTAAAGACAACATCAGATTCACAAACAGGACAAAAGCCACTTTGGGAATATATGGTTAGAGCTTCTTCCATTTGTAAATCCCTTTGGAGTGCCTGGGTTCCCATCCAATCTTTCTTATTTTTTTAGAACTCACAGAATAGCGCAAATCTTGACCCCAACGATTATCTACAAACTTAACCGACCGTCGATCTTTTTCTTTCCACTTTAAAATGGTATCCACAACTTCAAGATTGGTCATATGATTTTCGGCTGCAATATTATATGTTTGGTTTTTTATACCACTCTCAATAATATGGAATAATGCTTCCACGTTGTCTTTGACATATGTCCAATCGCGGACATAAGAGCCATCGCCATGAACTGGGATTTGCTTTCCACTTTGTAGAGAACTCAAACACTTGGGAATTAGTTTTTCTTCATATTGGCGAGGCCCATAGTTATTCGCGCTCCTGGTTATAATATATTCCAAACCAAAAGTTCTATTATAGGATAAGACTAGCATTTCCGCTGCGGCTTTGGTTGCTGAATATGGGTTTGATGGAGTTAGTTTATCTTCTTCAGTAAAAGATCCTTCCAAGCGATCACCATATACTTCATCTGTACTGATCTGAAAAAACAATGGTCTATCATATTCTGGCTTTCCGCGAACAAGTTCTAAAAGATTATGAACTCCTAAAATATTACTTTTAATAAAAGGGCTTGTATCTCGAATTGAATTATCAACATGACTTTCAGCCGCAAAATTAATAATTACGTCACAAGAAGGAAGATGCTTTAGTTCGGATATATCTTCTTGGATTAGGGTGTAGTTTTTGTCGGAATCCCAAGGTAAAGTCTTGTGGGAAGCGTAACCCATTTTATCAATATCAATAATGGCGATATTTCGTTCTAACGCGGCTTCAACAAAATGTGAACCAATAAAGCCACGTCCGCCTGTTACAATAAACTTCATACTTCCTAATAAAAGAACTTAGGGTCGTTTGAGTATTCCCTAAATGACTGGGCTCCTAAGTCTTTCTCACTAAGTATAACACTTCTCTCATCAGTTTTTAATTTAATTTTAAGGTCGGGATCTTTTATGCTGATGGCTGATTCACCATCTTTGCTGTAATAAGAAGAACATTTATACATTACGTGCGAATCTTCAAGTGCCTCAAAACCGTGAGCATATCCAGGAGGAACCCACAAGACATTTTTATTTTCCTCTGACAATTCAAACTTCCAACACTCGCCATAAGAGGGTGAGTTGTATCGAATGTCTATAATATAATCTATTATCTTTCCTGATATTGTTTGCACAAGTTTTCCCATTGGTTTGTCCCACTGGTAATGTAAGCCGCGAACAACGCCTTTGTGGGAGTAGGAAATGTTGTCTTGGCAAAAATCTTCTTCTAGTTCTTGGTTAATGGCGCGTGGAAAAGATTCATAAAAATGCCCGCGATGATCGGGGTAAGATTTATTTGTGAATAGTTTGTGAGTTTTCAATTATCATTCTCCTGTAAAAGTATATCCAAAGCATTCTATATCCTTGCGATATTTTTCTTCCACTATTTTCCTCGTTTTCTTATTATAGAAATCCGTATAATGTTTACGACCTCTGGAATTATTTTTTGCATGACTAAGTTTTCGATGTTTCGCTCCTATTGTATCACATACAACATCAAAATCTTGTTGCAATTTTTCATATCTTCCTATGAAATTTACAATGGAAGTCCCTTGATCATCATAGATAAACTTGTTTTGAGGCTCCCATTGAACATGTGGTTGAGAGATAATCAAGTTATCCAAATATTTTTCAAACGAACTATCAGGTCCAATATTGATCCGCTTCATAAGTCGGGGGGATTGAAGGGTCCAATGATATTGTGATACCAACTTGCTCCATGGGTTTCGCACAAAACAAAATTTAAAATATTCAGAAAAGACTTCTTTTCCCACTTCTAATAAAATGTTTTTAGCATATAAATGTTGTAAACCACCAGTTTGATATTTGTTCTTTAGAGTTCGCTGATCCTGGCCCATCCATAGATCTTCCGTCGTTCTGCGGCTTCGCGGAACAAATAAAGAATCCGAAACGCTTGTTCCACCCGTTTTAGGAATGTGAATAAAGATAATTTTTTTTCTGTGGCATATCACAATAAATGATTCTTACCCTCAACTCCATTATTTCTGTACCAATGATACAAATATAATCCTTTGATCAAGTAAAATTTTTGCCCCGTTTCATTTAGTTTTTGATGAAACCAATTATCAACACCCAACATCCCCTTCTCAACAAATTCACCGCACTTTTCCCACGATGATNTTTTTATAGCAAAAAACATTCCACTCATTAGTTGTGCATTTGGTGGAATATTCATACACTCATCACCATATCTATTTTTCATCTCTAGACCGAAGTCTCTATGATAGGACATATCGTTAGTTCTCTTGTCTATACCAGGAGCAATTTGCCATCTGCAATCCACTCTATTGGTATAACATGTAAAAGCTGATGCATCTTGATAACGTTCTATCGCACCTTCTAATAAAACTCCAAAATCCGAAGTTGTAAACATTGTATCAGAATCAAAAAAAACACCCCAATCATCATCATTAGGCAGTATTTTCATAAACTGATTATAATAAACGCCAATGTTTTTATCTGAATTAAATGGTACGCTGTAATAAATCATATATTTAATTTCCTATTTCGTAACCTAACTTTATCATCATTTTTTGCCCATACTTATTAAAATCGTGATGTTGGCTTGGAGTCCAATTATTTTGATAAAGTTCGTTCTTTAAGTGATCCGAATTGTTCTTATTCCAGAGTGCTTTTTTATTTTTAATTTGGAAGCCCAAAAAATTTTCAATCTTGTGAGCCATTTGTGTTTCATTTCTTTTCTGACAATCTTCAATCTTAATAATCATTTTATTAGTATCAGGTATTTTTGAGAGGTTGTTGATTCCTATTTTATTCCTATTAGACCAAATCCAAGCACACTTTGAAATTGGCGACATTTGTAGCCATTCTGAATATATCTTATCCGAAGTGCCTGGTGACGTACTAAAGGTATTTCTCTGATCGTATCCCCGGTGTAAAGCAGAGGTAGTCCAGTCTTTGCCGTTTCTTACAAGATATATAAATTTAGTCCATGGATATAATTCGTAAATTGCATCCAAACAATGAATTGTTTGATTATTGGAATCCCCAAAATCACGATTTTGGTCTATTGAATCATATAAGAAGGAAGCCAATTTTTGTTTATTTTCATAATTTTTAAAAGGATATTCTTTGGACAGAGAGGATTGCCAACTCTTAATTGTCTTCAATGAAGCAAGCCGATATTCGTGATGGATACCCAAGGCTTTAGAAAAAGTGCCTGTCCCACAGCGACCCGTTCCAGTAACAATCCATATATTATTGTGTGTAACTCCAGCCATCTCACCCTCTAGTCTTTATGCACATTATTTCATTTTTATTTTTTCTTGTGTATAACCAAAATATTTTCATAATATTCAATTTTTGCAAATCTTGATTCTCCAAATCTACGCGATGTCGTGCGGCCCCAAATTGCTAACTCCTCCACCAATTCTTTAGCAAACGGCAACATCGCATTTGGTCGATCTAGCGTAGCTTGTTGCTGATGAAATACGCCAGCAGTTTGTGACCATGCTCCCCAGTCTTCTATTATATATTTTCCATTCGGCTTGAGCATCGGAAATAAATTTAGAAAAGTTTTTCTGGTCAAATCATAAAAATGTGATGCATCATCAATAACAATGTCCAGTGGGATATAAGGACGCAAGTAATTTAAAATTTTCTGATCGTCACTTTGACAACTCTGTAAATATTCAACATTATCTGGAAACTTACACATCTTTGGTTTATGGTCTATTCCTATTACCAATTCACAAAACGGGGCAAACATTTTTATAGAATCCCCTTGATCAACACCAACCTCACATAGTCTCGGCGGCTTGTCGAATTCACCCCATATCATATCATAAAATTTTAAATAATGATCCCACTTCCTAGCATATCGGGTTTGACTTTCCATACGAGAATGTTCAGGAATGTCCTTATTTTTTTCAAAAAAATTAGTTTTCATATTACTTTACCCCTCTATACTCATTCACCCATGATGGTTCTACTACGTCATTAAAAGCTTCTAAAAAATTTCCATATTCTATTTCTTTTAAAATTGGTTGCAACTTGTTATACAAATATTTCGGCTCATTTATAAATTGAGGATAATTTAATAATGTGACACCAATTTCAGTTGCAGACAACTTTAAAAACAGATTACAAAGTCTTTTTTGTAAATTTTCCTCTAATAATTCTGGTGGACCAAAATTCTTGCTTAGTCCGCCCTTCTGTCCCACGCCTTGCGTTCGGCGGCTTTCGGCTGCATCGGATAAATTTCGCATAGGTACAAAAACATGCTCAATATTAATTCTATCACTATCAATCAACTGATCCATATAAAATAGAAAATCGGGATCTTTAAAGATATAGGGAATACGGATACCACTTTGCCAACTACCTAAATCGTGTTCTAAGCCCGCTTTACACTTACGACTTTCCACCATTTTTTGAGCTTCCTTATAATCAAAGCCCGTATCCAAGCCTAGCCGGGTACACAAGGAAATTAAGAAGGTAGTACCAGCACGTCCTGTGCCTGTTATAACAATGTGGTTTTGTAAGGGACTATTAACACCCTTCATCGATTATCCTTTCTGTCGCCGACATGATAGGCTCTTGCTTTAGGATTAAAACCAATTGGAAATCCACATTTACGAATCGCAAAACTCCACATTACATCGGGCGCATTTCCAAATAAACCAAAAGGCTCTACTTGCTCCAAAACATCACGATGAACAATTGAGTTCGCTACATATGCTGTGGGTGAATCTTCGACTATACCTGTGTCGATGTTGTAATCAAGCGGGCGATGGGGCAACTGTAAGGCTTGGCTTGGGAATTGTACCCAATCTTCTCCAAATTCATGGCGGTTTCCTAGATCGTTTGTTAGACGAAACCCATATTGACCCGGAGCTTTGTCTTTCAAAAACTCATTCATGTTTACAGTCCATTCCTCATCAGGAATAATATCATCATCAAATATTCCCACCCATTCAGTGTTGAGGTTTTGTATTCCTAAACGAAACTTTCTCATCTTATCTACATCCCACCCTTTATAGATAATAGCTGTACCACCTAATTCATTTACCAATTGTGTAAGTAAAGATTCTCGCGGTGCCACTAACACATAATTCTGATTACTTGCTTCAATACACCTCGGTATCACGCGTTCTAACATAAGTGTATGGCGGGGATGATTATCTTCCAGCTCTGATGTGACTTGTACAATTCCTAAATTCATGGCTCTACTCTGTTATCTCAAAAGAGGCTGGTGAGATGCGGCTGATAAAGCTTCATTTATAACATGGTCAGTGGTGATTACGGGGGGCATACACGCTTCCACAAATTTACCATACATAATATTTTCTGAGAATTCCTTTATCACGTATTTCTGTAATTTCTTTGCTTTGGATTGCGCAGCGCCATAATCCTTTTTGATCGATCTTAAAATCTTTTTATAATCCCACTCTTTAGCAAAACACCACTGGGAGTCTGCTTGTATAACTCCTTCCCATCTGGCTCCAGGCTGTACCATTTTTAAATCATATGATACCGGCGCAAACATCGCTGTCTTTTTTACTTTTCCTTTCTTGTCTTTGACATCCATATAGAGGTAATCGCATTGGCCGCCCCACCCAACCGCAATAATCGGTAATCCAGTATAAGCAGCCTCAAACATCGGCAATCCGAATCCTTCACCATGACTAATGTTGATCAATGCCTTTACCTTATCATGTTGATAGAGACCATTCATTTCTTCTTCCGTAAGATCTCCGTGAAGAAGATGAACGCTACACTTCCGGTTGGAGTATTCATCAAGTAAATCCTTGAGTCGGATCTCTGTAATTTGTCTATCCCGTTTTGAATTCTTTGCTAAGGAGGTTTTGACGATGAGACCAACTTCTTGATCATAAAATTCTTCAACAAACCACTTGACTGTGTTTTCTAAGTTTTTCCTTGGAATCCAAGTTCCCACAGTCAAAAAATTGAAGTCGTTTTTGAGTTCCAGCTTAATTGGTCGCGTAACAGTTTCTTTTACCGGATATCCCACAACTTCTACTGGAGTATTTACTTTAGCTATAAATTGCTCTCCTGACTGGGGATGGGTGGTGGTGATTTCCGTATTCTCAAATCCAAATTTAGCATGTTCAGAAACTACAATAATTTTATCCATCAAAAAAGATTTTTCTATCCATTGAGGAGCAATTTTGGTAGTTTCAATACCAGCAGTAACACCAATATTATAAGGAGCTAACTTTTCCCACTCATTAGGAATTGTTACCTGTAACGATAAATCGAAAGTCCCACCTGCTTGGGTGTATTGAATTGTTTTTTGTAGCAGAAAGTCAAGCCACTGTCTTTCTTCATTATCTTCCCACAGCCATGATGTTGCACCCCAATTAGTGTTGAGGAAATAAATATCAAATAATTCAGGCTTTGCCCTTAGTGCTCGTAAAACAAATCGTGTATGTTCTCCATAACCACTCTGACTCAAAGCTGGTCCTCTTACTAGAATCGTTTTCATATCGTGATCATCTCCCATGCCTGATAGTTTTTTCTTGTTTCCCATGAGCCGTGCTTATTGTGAGTATCAGTTATAATTTCTTCCCACTTTTGCGCAAAATTCTCAAAATTGTAATTCTTCAACACATGTTGTCTACCTGCGTCTCCAAGTTGTGTTCTTTTTTCAGGTCCAAACTCATACATCATCATCAGAGCATTGACCACTTGTTTTTCTGATAACCTGTCTTCATAAATATAAGGAACCTCTTGTGAACCAATAATTGCTTTTGAGGAAGGCTCCAAGCCTAAACCATGTTCATATTCGGTTACACTCTTGTTCTTATTATTTCTCTTTTTAACTAATTCTTGACTCATTTCCTTGATTTCTGTAACTTGCTCCTGTAACCCACCCGTCATGGTGGTGATAATTGGAGTTCCACAGGCTAATGATTCAAAAGTAGCCAGCCCAAATCCTTCAGCATCCGAGACATTGATAGTACAGTCCGCAGCATTATAAATATTAACAAGAGCCTCGGGTGCTAATTTGTTGCTCGATATTAGAACTTCCTTATTATCCAACCCTAGTTCGTTAATAATTGCAAAAAGATCTTGACCATTGGGATCATTTGGTGCCGTATGCATTAGCAACGTAGCATTTGCGTTCTTATGTTTTTTAATGAGCTTCTTGCGAAAAGCATCAAACCAATATATCAGTGATCCACTTTGTTTACGACGTGCATTTCGATTATTCCAAAAAAATAATAAATGCTCATCATTATCAATACCAAAATGTTGCTTTCTGAATTTCTTTACTTCATTTTCAGGTAGTTTTTTAAATAACTCACCTGGGGTTGCATGAGGAATATAATGTTCCTCGACCGAAGGTGCAACTGTTCTCACAATATCTGAAGTAAGCTTGGATATGGTAGCTACCACATCTGTCGATTCATACCAAACCTTGTTAAATTGAGGATAGGGATAATTGTCCCATACATGATAATAAACAGTAGGAACCAATGAACGAACCTCATTTTCAATTTCCCACAGCCACCCATAGAAACGAGGATCGGTCATAAACCATAAAACATCTGGCTTGGTTGAACGAAGAATAGAGCGAACTGTTTCAGCGTTTCCATATCCATCGATGGGATATATAATCCAGTCTTCACCAAATTCTTCAGTCTTTTGTGGTTCATAATTTTGGTGCTTCATCGCACCAGCAAGACTGATAAAAGAAAATTTACCAGTTTTCAATAATTCTACAATAAAGTATTTTGTCTGTGTTCCTACCCCTGATGGGGATAGAGGGTGATCTGATAATGTTAGGATTTTAATTTTTTTATCGGGCTGTTTTTCTTCCATTTATTTCCTCAAGGGCACCATTCTGTTCTGCGAAATTCGCACTTAGCACAACTAAGACGATTCTTAGGATGGTTCTTATTATGTATATTATACACAGCCTTGTTCAAAACTTTAAGGGAATTATTTATTTTTTTTGGTCCACTAGAGACACGGAAGATTTCAATGCGATTTTTTTTAGCAGTTCGCTTAAGTAATCCAAAATATGTCTCCACCATAGACGGATCAATGTTGTGCTTTTGACAAAAGAAATTTTTATAGTAGGTTAATTGATAAGTTACCATCTTATCGGTTTTTCGTTTAAAATCCCAACCCCATGAACATGACTTCCAATCAATGATGTGATACTTTCCATCTGGAGTTTTTATTACCAGATCTAAGAATCCTTTATAATCATATTCACCTGGACTGTCTTTAATCTTTTCGAAAATTTCTTCTTCAGCCGACACAACAGAATATTGGGGGAACTTTAACTTTAGTGCCTCAAGAACTAACGCAGCTAATTCAACTCCATGCGTATTCATGTCTGGAATCATTTTCTCCTCTTTTATTGATATCTCTTCCAAATTATCTAATTCTTGCTGAAAGGAGTCCATAAATATCTTTTCATAGTCTTCTGTATTGTTTATGACCAACTTTTCACAAGCTTCATGTAGCGCAGAACCAAAAGCAGTATATACATTTCCTGTAAATCCTTTTAGTTTGTCTATATAAGTTAATTTATGATAAAAGGGGCAAAAGTCCCAGTTTTTGAGTGCGCTGTATGATATATGAGGCATAATAACTCCTTGTGGAAAAACCACTGCTACTTAACCAGATTATCATACTTGAGAGGGGTCGTCAACCATAAATCAATTAAATATTTTTGAATAGTTGATTAATTTTATTATATAACACTGGAGTGACGCTTTTTAATAAGTTAGGTTCACCAAATAGATATTCTTCCACAGCATTTGCAAAATATTCGCGAATAGAAGTAATAGAATAAGGAGAAATGAACAGACCAGGAATTATTAAAGAAAGATGATCATAACCAATCTCTTTATATAATAAATTATCTAGTTCATCTACCATATTCATATCAAAAAAAATATTTTTCGAAAAACGAAAACCATCATGTTTTAAAATGGAGATCAACTTTTCTTTTTTAGCTCGAAACTCTTTTTCAATTTTTTTATCACCATAAATTTCGAAACCTAGCGCTTCTTCAAGCGCATGAGCTAATTCATGTCCAATATTGCGTGAGATCAATTCTTCAGATGCATAATCGCTATTTTTGAAGGAAGAAAGATAGATTACTCCGTCTTTATAAAGTGCATCAATATTTCTTTCTTCTAATTCCTTAAAATCACCAATATAAATACCATCAATTAATTTTAACATAGCTGAAGGTATATTTTGTTCCAGTGTAGATATTATATCTTCAAAATTGATGTGTATTGGTAATTTATTGATAACCACTACAGGCACTTGGCCTTTTAAAAGACTATATTCTTTTCTGTTTTTTAGTGCCTTAGAAGAACTGTTTTGAATATAATTTTTCATGTTAGTAAATAAGAGGATTTAATTAATATCACACTTTTCATAGCTAGTCAAGTTAAATTTTAAAGAGTTTGCGCAGATAATGTGGCTACTTTGCTTCGCTCACCTTTAATAAATGTGATGTGACCAGTGATATCATAAAATTTTAATTTTTCTATAGCGTAGGTTAAACCGTTAGTTGTCTCATCGATGTTTACATTATCAATCTGCTCAATATCTCGTGTAAGGACAATTTTGGTGCCCTCACCAACTCGTGTAAGTATAGTCTTTATTTCATGTCTTGTCAAGTTCTGGCATTCATCAATAATAATATAAGCGTTCTGAATAGAGCGACCACGGATATAGGTGAGTGCTTCGACTTCGATTATTCCTTTTTCCCGATAGGATTCTAACATTAAATTATCATCTCCAAACAAGAACCGAAGATTGTCTTGGATAGGAGCTAGCCAAGGAGCCATTTTTTCTTCCATAGTTCCAGGTAAATATCCTAAATCTTTTCCCATGGGTTGCACGGGACGTGAGACTATTAATCTATTATATTGAGCTTCAGCGCCCATTATCTGTTGAAGCCCCGCAGCTATGGCGCATAAAGTTTTACCACTACCTGCTTTACCAATTAAAGAAACCACTGGGACAGCAGTATCCAGAAGAAGCTCTAACGCAAAGTTTTGTTCTTTGTTTTTTGGTGCAATTCCCCAGCCATCCGATTCTTTATGTTGAGGTATTTTTTTAAATGGGGTGTTTTCGTCAATAAAACGAGTAATTGCGGTTTTCTTTTCGTTGGAAGAAGAAACTAGCATAACAAATTGGTTGGGATACAATTCGGGCGAACCCTCCGTCACATTAAACAATTGAATATCTTCACCAGAATAGAATCTATCAATCACTTGATCATCTACTAATAGTTTTGTAAAGCCCCCATACAACTCAGATCGTTGCTGAATTACATTTTCCGTTTTATATCCTTCAGCGGATAAACCAATAGCATCGCACTTTATACGCAAGTTTATATCATTAGAAACCAAAATAACTTTACGTGTAGTAAACTCTCGTTGTAGTGTTAGGGCTGTAGCTATTATTTGATGATCTGCTATGGAGGGATCATATCCAGGAGGTAATTCTGATAAATCGGGTGCCTTAGTAAAAATCAACCCCCGTCCTTTTTGAATCCTAACTCCTTTTTGAAAATTTCCTTTTTCACGTAGCGCATCAAGGGCTCTGATAATTCCTCTTGCATTTGCACCAACCCCGTTGGGTCTTTTTTTGTTTTGATCCAATTCTTCTAAGACAATAAGAGGAAGATAGATATCATTATTACCATAAGAAAAAACTGAATTATAATCTGTAAGATAAACACTGGTATCCAGTACATAAATCTTTTTAGCCATTTTTTATTTCCATCAATGTCGTATAGCGTTGTTTACTCAAGGTCTAATTCTAAATAGCTAAGTCGTTTAAGATTTTACCTTATAGTTACTTTGTATAGGAAAAAAAAATAACCTTGAAAAATGCGGTCGCAAAAATAACTTTATTATTTATGATGTTCGTCACTTTCATGGGGTGTTCATCGTGCGCGACTGGAACTGTTCTATTTGGACCAGGAAACCTCTTTAGAGACAAAAAACGTTCATTTGTTAAAATTGATATATATAAAAATATCAAAGTAGTCAAAACTTCTTCTATAGCGGGACAACCTCCCTCAGAAGATTATGAAATTGAATTAAGATCTGCGGCTAGCGGATTTATTGTGGGTCATGATAGAGAAATCACCCTTGTGGGTACTTCAGCTCATGTGTGTAGTATATTATATGGAAATCAAATAAATTATTTTGTTCCGGAGTACACTCCCTGGAATCCTCGGTGGTCAATGACCGAAAAGGCTGCTTATATTTTAAATAATCATCGTGGTAAGACCTTTGCGTCGATTCCTTTAGCCTTTGACTTTGAAGCCGATATCTGTATTCTAGCCACCACTAAAATGCCACAACCCGCTTTAGTTATATCCAAGAGACATCCCATTGTCGGAGAAAAATATTATAATATAGCCGCGCCAATGGGATTATGGTCTAGGAATATGATTCCTTTGTTTGAGGGATTTTATTTAGGCTCCATGAAAGTGCGAAGTGATCGAAAAACGTCCTATACCTTTTCCATCCCCACTAAAGGTGGTTCCTCGGGTTCACCGATCCTCAATTCAGATGGAGAAGTGGTCGCTGCAATACATTCAGCATACAGGGGTTTTGAAAATTTATGCATGGCTACTCCAAATACAGAAATCTACCTTATATATCGTAAAGCTATGCGAAAACTTCTGAAAAATTACGAGCAGTACAAGTTAATAATTGATGTTATCAATATTTAATATAGCTTGAACCCCAAAACCAAAAAAATACTTTTACAAGTGGAGCTAGCACATTTGGAGTTAGCCGAAGCAGAACAACTATTCACCCAATATAATGAGGAATTTATAAAAGAATTCGGGGAGGAATTGCGATTTTTAGAATCACAAAAGTCCTCCCTAAAATATACCCAAAAACAGCACAAAAAAATACTACACCCAACTAATGAAGTTGTCCCTAGTGCTTCCGATTTAGTTCTAAATCTTTACCGTAATTTGGCGAAAAAGCTACACCCTGATGTATCATCACACATCAATGCTGCTGACCTATTCAAGAGGCTAACAAATTTATACGAAAAGGGTGATGTAGTTGGTATATTATCCTTAGCTGTGGAAGCCCAAATTGAACTACCACCCTTCCAAGAAAAAGATTATAAACTAATTGAAAAAAAAATAAAACACCGCTATAAAAGAGTTACTGATATCTCTCAACGCTTGGCCTGGGTATGGAAAAAGAATAAAAATGATCCTAAAATTAAGGAAATTGTTTATACTACACTAGAACTAGATTTAGAAAAATTCACAAATTGGAAAGAAACCGATCAATAAACCAAATGAACATCTACATCATGGCTTGATGTGCCTTCAAGGTCCACAAACTTGCCTTTGCCGTGAATATCTTTTACGATAATGACCCCTTGATCATTGTGCGGGTCAATTAGGAAATTCGTTATTGTGGCTGGCCCCTCACACGTTGTTTCTTTGGTTTGACGATCTGTATATAAGAGAAATATTTTATCACCAATGTTCATAATAATACCTTACCATAAATAGTTGGTAAATGCAAGTAGGGAATAAAAAAAAATGGAGGTGGCGGGAATCGAACCCGCGTCCACAATGCTTAAATAAATTTGCGATATACAAGGTTAAAAGGGTGGTATAATAAAGCACGGTTTTGGGTAACAAGGAAACCGTAAACCCCGCTTTGATTGCTTACGCAGCCAAAGTTAATGCAACATTATCGTTAGCAATTATTTGTTTTAAGCCTTTTAGTGTTTGCTTATACACCCTTGCACAAATCTATCGCGACACCCTGTCGAATCCAGTTCACCCCCGTAGTAATAAGTATATCAAAGTTTTTTAACTTTTTTAATAGACCCAGGGCTTCCTTGAAAGGAGGTGAGTCTTTTATCAATCCATTCGATGTGAGAAAGATTCTCGTATAATTTAGTTATAACTCGAAAATCACTTCCACGCTTATCGTCCCATTGAGCCTTATCGATATGATTTTTATGGAAACAAAAACCTTGACCTGTGATTTGTCCGTGTTTTGGTTTCTTTGAAAAATGTCCTTCATTTGGGATAGTATCTGTGCGATGAGGAGCCCACACTTTCCACAGAAACAAAGCATCCACATTGTTTACTGCCTTAATTGAAGATGCCAAAGTCTTAAGAGACTCGGGGGAATAAAAACAATCATCATCATCCAAAAAAATAATCCAACCATCTTTTATACTCTCATACATTTGGTTGAAATAAAGATTGTAAGGAAAATGTTTAAATTTTTTTTTTGGTGAGCGACTCACTTGAATATGATCTCGCTCATGGATATAAGACAAGGAGCTATCATCATCTATACAGAGTAGGTGACGATAATTGGTATAATCTTGTTCTTCAATACTTTTTAAACATTTAGAGAATGAATCCTCTCTATGTGTTCGCGTAAGAATATTAATAAAGGGCTCGACCATGTGAAAAGCGAATGGCGGGATTCGAACCCGCAACGTCCAGCTTGGAAGGCTAGCACTCTGCCAGTTGAGTTACATTCGCATAAATAGAAATAACAAGATTGTGGCTTTTTCACAGCCACAAAGCTAGGCTCGTTTCATGGTGCTAAATATAGTAGCGGATACTTCAGCAGAGCCATTGAAGTTTAGTAATAACATAATCAAACTATACAATCTTGCTAATTATTAAATAATCTCCTCCTTTCGGGAAGTATCTCTTTCAAAATAGTGGTCTATCTTATAACGTTTAATATTTTTTTTCATCGCAAATTCATTAAGTCCCAAAAATCGGGCGGCTTCTCTTTTGGACCGTGTTGCAGAAAGGGCATATTTTAAAACTGCATCCTTTACAATACTAGGAATAGAATACCAAATAGGAACCCCGTATAATTTACCATTGAATGAGGATTTTGAAGCTAGTTCTAACTTCAACCCAATCACTTCTTCTAATGAGAGGTTATTGAAGATTATTTCAAATTCTTCACTACACTTTCCAAGTTGGCGTAAGCGGCTGGAGATGGAATAACTTTGGTTGCGCCCTTTAGTCTTTTTTGTGTTCGCCATTAGCTACACCTAATATACCATATCCGGCTATATCTTTAAAGGGATTTTCCCCAAAAGCATCTTTATCTGTAGCAATTCTAAATAATTTATCAATGATACGAGTAATCGCAAGCATATCGCGATATTGTGAGGGCTCGATTCCGTTAGGGTAAAGAATTTTTAAAATCTTTTCGGACTTAAGGAATGAACTTCCATAAGCCATATCTTTTTCGTCAACTAATTTTCCGATCTCAGTGGCGATTTTTTCAAACTTCATAAACGAAAGGATACCATCACTAGATATCGATGTCAAGTTCTTCTTCGCCTTCGATATCTTCTTCAGCAGACGCTTCCGCAGTATCTTCTTCAGCAGACGCTTCCGCAGTATCTTCTTCAGCTTCAACTTCATCCTTTTCTTCTTCATATTCTGGCGTTGTCGGTTCTATAACTTCACCTAGTTCTTTTTCCCATTTATCAAAGTAGAGTTTTAAGTTAGTCACTAGGTAGTCGTGAAAAGTTGTACGATCCTCGTCGTCACTTAGTGTATTATATGCTTCTAAGGTTTGTTTTTCAATTGAATCAAAAGATTGCGCAGCTAGCTTACTTCCGGTTTCATTAGCAGTGTCTTCTTGATTGATTTCTTGACTTTCTTCTTCCTCATCTTCAGGATTATCACCTTCAATGTCAATAAATTTATCATCATCTGTTATGTCGATTTCAATTTCTTCCTCTATATCGATAAACCCCTCTTGTCCCTCACTACCTGCATCTTGCTGTAATTCGGCGGCTTGGTTATTGATGTTGGCGGTTTCGATGGAGGAATTAACAGATGAAACCAATTGCGATCTAAAAGCATCTCGTTGTTCTTTTTTAGTTGTAAGAGATTTGTAATCCTGTTCAATTCCTGGGAGGATGCTTTTGAGTAGATCTTCTAAGAAGTTGATAGCGGTGGATGCGTGTGGGATCCGATCAGCCTCGCTTTCAGTGATAAGTTTTTGAATCACTCGTCGTAAAATATTTTCTTGAGATTGTTTCTTTCTCTCGTGGATGGCTATAATTTGGCGTATAGCTTTACGCAAGCGCATTTCTTGTAAAAATTGTTTCCTGCTCATAAAATAATTCTCTCTTAGTTTGTTATTTGGGTTCATAATTTTCCAAGCCTCTTTTTTGCTTTTAGTTTTGCTGAGTGGTAAATACTTTAGTAAGTTTTTGGAGTCTTTATTTGCAATCATCTTGCGCATTTGGGTTCCTGAAATTCCACCCCCAAACATGGGAGTATCAATCATTTGAATAGTTAAGCCTAAATCTTTCTTATCGGCATAGGCTTGAGCGCGATCAAATCGCGTATCCGTTTTATCCTTTTCTCCTTTACCTAAAAATACTGTATCCCCGTCCTCTAAGGTTTCTAGAAAATCATAGGTAGCGGCAACCGGAGTTGGTGCGGACGCTACTTCTACAAACATTCTATCCTGCAAGTTGTTCTCTTTTATATATAGTTCCCAAAGCTTTAAGGATTGTTCCGACGTAACCGATATTTCTCTTTTCCCATTATCAGATTTTTCTGATCGCGGGTTTTTAGAAATTATAACATAAACTTCATCAGCACCTTGATCTAATAAAAATTTGGCTCCTAAAAAATGACCAGCGTGGGGCGGCTTAAAACCACCAGGGTGAATACCGATAGTGCGACCATTTTTTTCTTTTATAGTGGCTTCCTTTTGAAGCGCAGGAATTTTACCACGACCATATTTAAAAATTCCCAATATCTGATTGGCGGGGGCAAAGTTTCCTGTAAACTTATAAGTCACTCCATCCCAATCAAAAACAAAACCTTCTGTGGCTGTGCTTATATTTTCGGATTTGCCTATTTTTTCTAGGTGCTTTCTAACCACGTCCATTACATCATCACGATTAGAGTTATTTATGGCGTCAATAGCCACCCCCACTTCTTGAGCAAGTCTTTTTACTTCCGACTCATTATCCAAAATAAACGCGCTCTCTAGCCCACGTAACATTTCCACAGAAAAGTCGTGAATTGTTTTCTCAAGAGGAGAAATTATTTCTCCCATTATTTTCTTACCACCCTTTACAAAAGAGTTGATAGCAGACTTTGTTTCTTTATCCAGTCCCTTGGTTATGGAGGTTACTTTGATTCCCTTTTCCCCAGCTATACGTCTTTTTAGCATGTCTTTTCGGGCATCATCTAGTTCGGGAAAAGAATTTTCTATTACAGGGTTCAATCTTGCTGTTATAAATTGACCGATGGTATTTTTATCAGACAAGCCTACTCCACCCATAACTTTGTTGAGTCTTTTGTTGGCTATCTTCAAGGCTTTATCATTTTCGAGTTGCTGCAAGTTTTTTATAGCGTTCATTTGCACAGTAAAATCATCAGCAGCTTCCGATTGCTGAACACTCTCCAGTGCTCTCTGAAGGACTTCTACATTATTAGAAACATCAGTGTCCTTGACATTTCCAGATTCGCGATCAAACTCCGAATGGCCTTTTTGATGGATTACCAAGGAGCGTGTGTCATAATTTATGACGTTGGGATTTGCGGGATCCATAATCTCAGCATTATAAAATATGTTGGCGTCGTCCCCAAAGATTTCTCGCTGCTGTTCCGGGGACATTTGACCAACCACCTTTTCAAAAGCATCAAAAGAATCGACAAAAGCTTTCTCAAGAGCCCCACGATCAGCAAATTTACTGGCTAATTGGGAGGCATCCATACCCCCCGTCTTTATGTTACCTTTATTACGGGCTGCTTTCGCTTTGCCGTCTTTTAGTGAATAGGAAATAAAAAGGTTCTGACCATCAGTCTTTTCGGTCCCAATCAACTCCCCACTAGAGGCTGTATCAAATATTTTTTTTATATCCCCGAAAGATAAATCCGGATTATCATAAAGATGGTTCAAATGACCATACAATCCACCTTCTAGAAGTAACTGAGGCATATTTATTCCTTTGGCTGTGATTGCTCTTTGAGTAATTGATTTTCTTCTTGGAGAATTTGATTTTCTCGTCGAAGTCGATTAGATGCTTTTCTAATTTCATTCAATTGGTGCTTCATTAGTTCTAATCGTTTACCTTCCTTTATAGAGCGTGGTTTTAGAAGACCAAGGCTTTCTTTAAGGGATTGAATCCACACAGAAAGATCCGGCGTCACGCCTTCATTCAGGATAAAGTCTTTCCAGCGACTAGCGAAGCTTTTAATCATTTTTTTTAGTATAACCCCATCGCTTCATTAGCGCTTCATGGGTTTGGTGCCGTGCTTTCTCGCGAATGTCGTGCGTTTGGGGAAAAAATGTAGATTCATCCAATTCGTCTTTTGCTTTTTTTACGCCCTCATATTCTTCTTCTTCGTCAGCATAGTCACCACCACCGGGAGTTTTGTCTTTCCTTTTTTCGCCTTCCGAAACCCCTTGATAGGGTTCATCTTCGTCATCGCCTTTATTAGAAGTGTTGACTCCTCCTAAAGCAGCAGCTACAGCAGCTTGGCTACTCACTTCATCACCACGGGCAGCATCTTCTTTTGCAGCCGCGTCGGGGTCGTCAATATTTTCTTTAACATTGACTAACATTTCTTTTACCAGTCCGCGAATAACCTCGCGTAGTTTTGCTTCTTTGTCTTCCATTAGTTTTTCTCCCATAATTGAAGTATCAGTAAATAGTTTCGTACTATCATTACGTTTATAATTATCTTCCCAGTCACGAAAGATTAGATTGCCTGTTTCATAGGCTTCTCGTTCCATTTCTCGCAAGTGACCATCTTCTTGCGCGTATCCTTCCACGGTTGCCAAGCCTTCATTGAAGTCTCCGCGACAATTTTGGGAATGATGAACCAATTCGTGCGACAATGAGCGCATAATATCTTTGACATGACGACCTTGCGTATACAATCCAATTTTGTGGTTAGCCGGATCATAATAAGCCGTTTTTCCAAGAGGATTATTAGAATTTTCTTCGTTTGTTAGGATAACAATTTTG